GGCGTGCCAGAGACTTCGTAGCCGTTTACAACGTCAATGCCGAAGTCGGACACCTTGCCAGTGAGGTCGGTCAACGCGGGGAGCGAGAGCGTAGTCGTCGCGGCGTTGAGCGCAACCTTCTGCACGGCGCGGTCTTGCAACTGCCCCGTGGTAATCGTAATGCGGTCGTAGGGAATGTTGCCCTTGACCGCGACGTTCGCGGCGGGTATCAGCGCGTCCGTCGGGTTGCCGTTCGCGTCGAGCGCGGCGAGGTTGCCAGCGGTCGCTTGGGAGGCGGCGAGCGCGAGGGTGCCGGACGTAGAGGGAGCAGCAAAGTAGCGGACTCCGAGGCCATCTCTGTGCGTAAGGAAATTGTATGAGGATGAAAGCAACGTTAAGTTGCTCGATTGTGTGTCTGAGACGACAATTCCCTCTTCGGTAAGTGATATAGTTGTTGTGCCAAACGTTCCGCCGCTCTTGTCGAGCTTGCCCGTGCGGAGTGCCGCGAGAACGTCCTCCACGGTCGCAAGTGCCCAATTCGCCACAACCCAACTGGTCGCCGTGTGTGCCGTCATGCAACGGTAGACAGCGCCTTGATATGCACGCAGTTCGTTCACCGCGTAGGTGTGCGACGTTTCGCCGTCGTAGTCTGGTGCGATGTGCTGGATGAGCGCGAAGAAGTCGTTTCCGAGTCCGTTGTACGCGGGATACTGAATCGGTGCCTGGTGCCCGTATGTGCGGATACCACCGGCGTAGAAGTTCGTATTGTCCACTCCGACAGTGCCAACTACAAGGCTTCCGCTTCCGATAAGCACTTCGTACTGAAACGCCGTTATGTCTTGGAATGTTTTGTTCCCCGCAATCGTCTCGTCGCCCGTCTTGTGAACCACGTCCGCGTCGTTCGCCTTGCCAGCGAGTGCGGCGTCTATCTTCGTCGCCGTCTTCTTCAGCCCGAGGCCTGAGTCCCTGTACCCGAAGTCCGGCGAGCCGTCGGACAGCACCGACGGGCAGCTCGCGTCCGCCGCGACCTTGTCCTCCGTGAGGTTCGCCGTCTGCACGCATACGTAGGCGTCCGTCTCCACATAGAACGGGTCAGACGTGCTGTCTGCACTCGACGCTATGACGGCGAAGTACTTCGCCCCCATCGCAAAGAACTGCTTATACGTGGACGAAGGCGGAATAAGCGGGTTAGTGTACCGGTCCGCGATCATCGTGTTGTGTTCGCCATGGATGGCCTTCACGGCGGCAAAGCCATTCTCGAAAAGGCAGTTCTTCGCCTCGATCTTGCCGGCGAAAAACTGGAACGTCGAGAAGTCGTTGTCCCAGACATGGCAGCCGTACATCCGCGACTGATACCTCTCGCGGTCGTCGTACACCGCCGCGCTTCCGCCGAACGGTGCGTCGCCACCCGTGTTGCCGTTCGGACGCGTGGTGTTGCCGGTTATGTCGCAGTCTATGAACGTGCCGCAGACGAAGGCCTTCGTGCAGATCGGGCTGTTTCCGGTGATCAGACATTGGCGAAGCGTCATTCCGTACACAATGCCGGACTGGTACTGCGCTATCTCGCCGTGATGGTTGCCGTTGAATCCGGTGAAGGTGAAGCCCTCCATCTCGAACACGCGCGGGTGCTCGCCGTTGACGCACGCCATCGCAGTCTCGTATCTTCCGCCCGGGCCGTAGGTGCCTCCCATCGGCATGACGAGCGAGCGCTTCCTCGCTCCGACGGCGCGGTACAGGATGCCGGACGCGAGTTCGCTCGTTATCATGGCGGCCGCGTAGACGCCCTCGTCGACTGCGACGACGACCTGCCTCGTCCCGTCGAGCGTCTGCGCGTCGACTGCGGCCTTTGCCGCTGCGTATGCGCGGGCGATCGACTTCACTGCCCTGTCCGGCGCAAGCCCGTCATTGGCGTCGTCTCCGTCTCCCGCCGAAAGCCACACGTCCGCGCGGGCATTCATGAACAGCTCGCGCGTCGTGGCCCCTTGCTTCTCCCGAAGCGCGGCGAATACGCCGCCGGACGTCACGAACTTCCCGCTATTCTCGGTCGGCTCCGCGTCGCAGTTCTCTATGTCCGCAAGTCTGTCGGCGACCGTGCCTTCGCCAACGTCGCCGACTCTGTCCGAAACCTGCTGGGCAAGATCTCTGACGTCGCTCAGCTCCTCCTTGGTCGCGTACCCGCTCAGGTCGACGTCAGTGGACCCCACTTTTTCCCACGACCTTGCGTCGCCGTCGCCGACGATGACTATGTACTCGTCCTTCACGTTCTGCGCCGTCGGGTCGCTCCGCGGAACCAGGTATATGACGTAAAGCTCCGCTTCTTCGATCTCCGGCAGGCTGTCCACCTTTTTGAACCTGCCCTTCTTTATCGCCTCGGTCAGGTAGTCGATCTGCGTCTTGGTGTAGGTGTCGCGCGCCAGCTGGCTCAGTCTCGTGTCAAGTGCCGTGGCTATGGCGGACACCGCCTGAAGCGCCACGACGTCTGCCTTTAGCGCGAGCTTGGAGTCGACGTAAGATTTCGGTGCATGCTCTGTGTAGGACATTTCAGTTCCTCCTATAGTGTTATTGCCACGTAGTGCGCGGTCACCCTGTTGTCGGCGTTTGCCTTGTACGTGAACGACACCGCCCCGTTCGCGTCCGCCTGGAACACGCGCACGCAGAAGCCGTGCTTGGTCGATATGATGCCGGATTCGTGGGCCTTGCCGTTTATGTAGAAGATTCCTGACGTAGTGGTGTCGTTGACAAGGAAGAACATCAGCGCATACAGGCCGCCCGGCGCAAGCCCCTGTATGGTCTCGGTCTTGTCCGCCGTCGTGCAGGCGAGCGTTCCGGTCGTCCTAGCAAGGCCCTCTCCTACAACCCCTCCGAGGAGCGTCACAGGGAGCGCGAAGCTGTTGTTCCCACTAAATGTGTTGTCGTTCTGTATGATGTCCGATGCGTCCCCGACGTCCGCTATCGCCTGATCCCTTGCATCGTTGATGGCGTCGATGGCTTCGCTTTTCGCGCTGTCGGTGTCTCCGCTTACCGCGTCAACTGCCGAATCGCGTGCACTGCCGATCGCAGCGGTGGCTGCCGTAAGCGCGTCGCCTACGTCCGTCACGGCTGAGGAGCGCGCCTCCTCGATGTCGCCGAGCGCCGTGTCGGGTGTCTCGTCGTCGCCAAGTGCGGACGCTATCGCCCCGAGGGCCTCGGTTTTTGCCGACTGTATCGCGGACTGCGCCGACGACCCTGCCGCTATCGTGGCGTCCCTTGCGGCTATTGCATCTGTCCTCGCCTGGTACGACTGGTCCTTGTACGTTTCGGCCTCGTCTCTGTAGCCTTCTGCGACGATCTTGGCGGCGACGGCGTCGTCCCTCGCGTCCTCTGCATCTTCGCGCGCTTCGTCAGCTTTGCCCCTGCTTGTCGCCGCCCCGGTCGCGCTGTTGGCGGCGTTCTGCGCGCTTTCATCCGCGGACGATGCGCTGGCCGCCGCATTCTCGGCGTACTGCTTCGCGCCCGCTACGAGAAGCACCGGCGGATCGTCCTCGGTAAACCTTCCGAGCGCATACCAGCCTGCCTGCTTCATGTAGTCGTTCGCGGCGATCGTCGCCTCGTCGAACGACATCTCGGCGGATGCGGCGTCCTTCTCTATCAGCAGAACGAACTCGCCAGTCTCGGTGCGCCTGACGCGCAGCATGTGGTACGCGTCGGCGTTCTCCTCGCGTATGTACGTCGTCAGCGCGTCCTTGCCGTCGGCTCCCTTTGGTATGACGAACTCGAAGCTCGTGCCGTCAGACAGGGTCATTGCGTACTTCCAGTTGCCGTCCGCGTCCTCTCCGGTCTTGTCGAACGACTCCACTCTCGGAGCGTCCTCCCCGCGCTCGCCCTTGAACAGCGAGAGGTCTTTGCCGTTCTTCGACGAATACGGCTCGGCCACGAGTATGTTCATGTACCCCGTGCCGACCATGTTCATGCCGCCTGCGCTGTTTGCGGCGTACACGGAGAACGGAACGCCGCATACGCCTCCGAGCATCGTGAACTTCGACAGCTTCCTGACTATCTCCCTGTCGCGCAGGTCGAGCAGCCCGGCCTCAGTCGGCACGCCCTGTCCGTCCTTCTCGCTCGCCCCGTCGACGAGCTTGGCGTAGGTGAACACGCCGCCCTCCTCCATGAGCGGAGCCGCCCAGCACGTGTCAGGGCACTTTGGCCACACCCTCGGAAGGTCTATCCTGTCGTGCAGGACGAGGAAACCTGGCCCGGTCCACGCGGGCTCCACCGTGACTTCGTACTGTCCGCACATCGACAGGGTCTCCCTGCACGTGGCGGTCTTGCTTCTGTCCCGAATAGTGATAGTCACGGCGTTCATTTCTCAAAATCTCCTACTGCTTGGTTTCCATGGCTGGGAGCGTCCCGTCTGCAAGCGTGGCGTCGAACAGCTCCTTTATCTTGGCCTTGTTCGCCCCCCTCGGTATCGTGACGTTGGCCTGCTTGAGCCTCTGTAGCATCACGTTGTACGTGGGGTCTGACTTTGCTTCTTCCTTTTCCTTTTCGGCCTGCACCTCGTCTGGCGTCATGCAGACGAACAGGGCCTTCACCCTGTCGGTGACAGCCTCGTCGTCGAGTTCGCACGTCTCGCCAGCCTTGAAGTCGTGCCACGGCATCATGCACGCGGCCTTTGCCTTCCACGTCCTAGTCATTTCCTGTCCTCCGTGTAGATGCCCTGCCGGACGCGGCACACGGAGTTAGACCGCGCCCGACAGGGACTTGTTGTTGAATTATTCCGCGTCCTCAAGCGCGGTCACGCGCGCAGGAAGCCCTGCCTGCTCCTCTGCGGCTCCGGGCTGGTTGACGCCCTTCGTGTCCGCCTTGAAGTAGGTCCAGTCGACTCCAGGGTTGACGTCCGTGTCAACGGCGTCGGTGATGCCGGCGGTGACGACCGTGGCGTCGGCGCCAGTGACGGCGAGCGTGAAGTAGCGCTCGAGGCCGCGAGGCATCGGCATTCCCCACACTCCGCCCAGCTTGGCGTTGGCGGCCGGGACGGTGACGGAGCCGATGGTGGCGGCATTGGCCGCAAACACGGCGGAGACTCCGGCGAGGTCGAGCTTGTCGGCGACGACCTTGTCGAACCCGGTGTTGTTGACCGCGGTGATCGCGGACGTCACCTTGTACGCATTGCCCTTGTAGGCAACGAGGTCGTTGGCGCTGTACGCGACGCCCGTCTTGTACTCGGCCGGGAACCAGGTCTTGGCGGCGAGCGTGATCGCGGTTGCGCTGGAGTTGGCGGGGAACGCGACGAACACCGTGTTCCAGCGGTGGTTCTTGATGTCGAAGTCCCCGTTGAAGCCGAGGTCGAGCACCTTTCCGGCAGTCGCTCCTACGACGCCGTCGTGGGTGAGAAGTCCCTTGTGAATCTGCATGATGTTTTCTCCTTTGGATTGCGGGACGGCGGGCGTCTTGCCCGCCGGTCCCATTTTGTACTTAGCTTGCGACAGGCAGAATCTCCTCCGCCTTGTTCATCGCGTCCTGAATCGTGACGGGCGTGCTCCAAAGCGTCGGGGTGAGGACGCCCTGAAGCTCCTGCCACGAGCAGGCATTGGCCATGGTGGCGCGGTAGAAGACGCTCTGGATCGCCTCCCAGACGGTGAGCGACATGGCCCAGACGAACTTCGCGCCGCCCTGGTTTCCGTCGCCGATGCGGCTCTTCATCTTCGAGAGGTACTCGATGACGAAGTACTCGCATCCGCGCTGCTCGATGGCCGCGAGGTCGAGGTTGCGGCCCCAGCAGACGTAGCGCCAGTCGGGGATGTCGAGGCCGAAGTCCCACGACAGGAACTGGCTGCAGCCCTCGTAGACGCCGCCTTCGGAGTCCGTGAGGCGCTCGTGCTGCTTGAACTCGCCCTTCTTGATGCCGGCCGACGTACCGCGAGGATAGAACCCGCAGACCTGACGGTTGCCGAGTCCGACGAGTCCGATCGAGCGGATGAGGTCGGGGTGCGCCGCGCCGCGGGTCGCCTCGGGCGTGAGCGTCTTGGCCTCGCCGGTGCCCGTGACGACGTCGGACAGGGTGAAGCTTCCGCCGAAGTCGAACATGTAGTAGTCCGGGTGCTTCGTGTCGTACGCGTGCTGTCCCTGCGGCGTGTAGCGGCGCGAGGACGTACCGCCGATGGACGAACCGCAGGCCTTCTGGTGCGCGAAGAAGCCGTTGAAGCCCCTCACGTTCTTGGCGAGCGACCCGTAGATCACCTCGTTGGCCATCTTCTGCGTCATGTCCTCCGTCACGTCGTCGGCGTGGTCGCGGAGAAACGCGGCAACGTCCGGGGCCTCGTCGTACTCGCGCTGCGAGATCTCGATGACCGCGTCCATGTGCGCCGCAGTGTTGCGAACGTGCGCCACACCGCCCTTCGACGGCTTGACGCCCTCCTGGTACCCCCTGAACTCGGCGGAGTCCGGCAGGGCGACCTTGTAGGTCGTCTTGTTGGAGCTTCCGTCGTTTGCCTCCTTGACGGGCATCATGCCGATCAAGGTGTTCTTCTCTGCCACGAGGTCAATCGCGGTGGAGTCGAACTTGTTGCCGGACGCATCGAGGCGAGCGGCGATGTCGCGCATTGTAATTGCGCCTGAAGCGAGTTTGTTACCCATGCTTCGTTTTCCTTCCTTTGTTGTTTGTGGGCCGACTCTGTCCGGCTACGACCCGTTTCGCCGCTCTCCGTGTGAAATCCATCATCTTGCGACCCCCGTCCACGCCTTCACGAAGTCATTGTCGCTTCCTGTCTTGCCTCCGGCGGGAAGTCCGTCCTCCTTGCCGTAGACCTGTCTGTACGCGAGGAGCATCTTGCCCATCGTCTTGGAGCTCGCGAGCGGGCTCTTGGTGACGAGCGTGAAGAACGCGCTGTCGTCGATGTTCTTCAGGGTTTCGTTCATCTCCTTGACCTGTTCGGGCGTGAACTCCTTCCTGAACTCCTCGGTCTGCTTCGCGAACGCCTCGCGCGCAGCCTTCGTCTCGTCGCTGATGCGCTTCGACTCCGCCTCGGCGGCCTCCTTCGCGATCTTAGCGTCGAGCTCGACGAACTTCTGGAACACCTCGGGCGCGATCTTGTTCTCCCTGAGAAGCGGGGCGAACTTGCCCATCACGGTGTTCTCCCACTTCTGCCCTTCGGGGAGCTTGATCTTGCCGAGGTACTCGTCGTCCGTCATCTTGGCGTAGTCGACTTCAGGCGCGGGGGCGTCGTCGCCACCGAGCGCACCTCCGTTGCCGTCGGCCGCGCCTCCGTTGCCGCCCTCTCCGCCGTCACCGCCGTCCAGGGCGCCGCCATTACCGCCGTCGCCGCCCGTTCCGCCGCCTTCGCCTCCGGTGGCGCCTCCGCCGCCTTCGCCTCCCGCAGCTTCCATCGGGCATGCGCCCAGCACTTTGAACATCAGTCTATTCATTTGTTTCCTCCGTGTCAGTAACCCCGCCCCTTCAGGATGTTGTCCCTGAATACCGAAGCGAGAAATTCGTCTCCGCTGTCAGCGAGCTCCATCAGCCTCTCGATCTCCTTCACGATGCCGCCCCTCACGCCTTGCGCGTACGGCGTAAGCTCGCGCGAGTCGAAGAACCCGTTTCGCACCATCACGTCGCCAGCCCACTTCCTGAACGACGCGTGCCTGAGCAGAGTGTTCGCGATGTCTCTCCAGAGCGTGCGGTCCTTCTCCGCCGCATCCCTGCGCTCCTTGCCGCGCTTGGTTATGTCAACTACGCCGCTCATGCGAAACCTCCCATCTGGGCCGCAGGCTCGCCAAGCATCTGCGCCGCCTGCGCGTTGGAGCTTGCCGCCCTGCCAGCCTGTGCCGCCGCCTTTGCCTCCTGGAGCTGCAATTCCGCCTGCTGCTGCTGCAACGCCATCTCCTGCGCCTGCTGTGCCGCGGCCTTCTCGTCGAGGCGAGCCTTCTCAACCGCGTCCATCGGCAGAAGGAACTCCTTGCTGGCCCCGACAAGCGAATGGAGTCGCCTCACGATGGCGTCGAAGTCGAAGTGGTCCAGCACCCCGGCCGTCTTGGGGTCGCCAGTGGCCTTCAGCTGCACCGCAGTAGACACGGACTCCTTGATGCTGTTGACCTCCTGCGCAAGCTGCGCCATGTGCAGGTTCGACACGTAGCTTATTCCGAGCGCCGAGTGCGGCACCTTCACGCCGAGGTTCAGCTTCCTGCTCGTCAGCACATAGCTCGTGAACGCCTTCACGATCGGGTCGAGCATCTCGTGGTCGAGCATCAGTATCACGCCTGCGAGCAGCATCATGTTCTCGCTCGTAAGCGCGTTTATCTCCGCCGCCGTGCGCTTCTGCTTGTCGTTCACCAGCTTCAGCGAGTCTATCGTCGCAAACTCGTCGTTGAACATGCAAGCGCGTATCTCCTGCGTCAGCTCCATGAGCGTCTGCCTCGTCTCGTCGCTCGTGGGCGGGTTCGGAAGCACTGGGACCACGAGATCGCTCCTCTGGTCGCCGAGGTTCGCGTACGTCACCTCGCCCCTTCCGAGCCCCAGCCCCTCCTCGCGCAGCTCGTTCGACGCTATCACCGGCGGCTCCGCCCTGTTGGACGAAATCTCCAGCTCGTCCATCCTCAGCGCCTGAACCGCCCTGCACGCGTTCAGGCAGTCCTCGCCCCTCCCGCGCCCGTATATGTCGCCCATCTCCGCAGACAGCCTCGGCGCGATTATCGGGTTGAACCTGAACCCCCTTACCTCGAGGACGCCGTACATGTCCTCCCTCGGGTCGTACTTCTGGTTGCTACCGACCCTCTCGACCCAGTATACGGACCTGTACGCGTACCGCTTCGACAGCCCGTAGTCCAGCTTCTCGTCGCTTCCGATCTTGTACGTCTCCTCGTTGGGCTCGATGAGGTTGCCGATGACCGTGTTCGCCGTGTCGCTCACGTCGCCGCGCTTCCAAGCCTCTATGACCGCCTCCGGTATCGCGGCGCGCCCCTTTGCCGTCCCGCCGAACTCCCTCACGATCTCCTCTGGAGTCATGGCAAAGCGCCTGTACAGCCTGTTCACCTTGCCCTTGTGGTCGGCCCCGAGCGCGTACGTGCCGACTCTCAGGCACTCGAGCCTCGCAACGAACTCGTCGTCCGCCCTGACGACGCCAGCCGTGAACCCAAACGCCAGAAGCTGCTCGAACATCCGCTTCACGTCGATGTACGAACCCCCGGCGTGCATGGACTCGTCCGCTATGGCCTGAATCCTCTCCAGAAGCCTGTCAGCCGCCTCGTCGTCAAGCCTCATCTCGGCCTTCGCCGCGTCCGACATCCTCAGGTTGTACCACTTCCTCGCCGGGTTCATCAGGTTCACGAGAAAACCCGACGCACCCTTCCTGAGCGCCTCCAGGGGGATCGTGCACACGATCTCGTCCATGTCCTCCTTCTTCGCCCTGTGGGAGTACGTCTCGACTTCCTCCTCCAGCCCGCGGACGGCGGACGGCAGCATGTTCTTCGCGACTTCCTTCAGGGTGTCCTTTATGTTGTCGAACTCCCTTTTCATCGCGTTGGCGCGCTGCTCGCACCTCCTGCGCATCTGCTGGTAGTCTACTGCCATGCTACACCTCGTCGCTCCCTACCGTGAACGTCCCCCTCACGCCGTTGCGCTCCCTGCGACGCCGCTCGGTCTCGTAGTACCCCTCCAAGTCCGCCATCTGGGCCTCCTTCGGACGCTCCGACTTCGGCACCACCGTGCTCGTCGACACCGACGGCATCGACACGGGCATCGCGTACGTGGCCGGATTGTAGCTCCTCGACTTGTAGCTGCTGCTTCCGAAGAATCCCATGTCAGCCTCCCAATGTGCTCTGAGTTGTGAATCCGAACGTCCTCGACCCCTGCCCGACGAAACTCCCCCTCTTTACCGTCTGACGCCTCGCCTCCTCGGTCGCCGCGCCATCCGCCTCGCCGATTCCGAAGTCACTGCCCTTCTTGTCGGAAACGCCGCCGCCCGATATCCCCGAACCGCCTCCGTCGTCAAGCCCCGACATCCCGTTCGCAATCCCCATGTCGGCGGACTTCTCGGCCTTGAGCATCTTTAGCTCCTCGTCCTTCTGCACGTAGTTCTGCGCAGTCCCCATGAGCCCGCCAGCGACAGCGCCTATCGCCGCCCCTGCCGGACCTCCGAGCATCGCGCCAGTAGCCGCGCCCATCAGCGCCCCCTGCGTGCTTGCCCCAGACGTGAAGTCCAGCCTGTCGTTCGTCGCCTTCCTCGCAAGCCCGTTCAGCCCGGCAACGGGATTGACGACGCCGCCTATCAGCTCGTCCCTAGCAGACACGTTGACGCCCATGAGCTTCGCGCCCACAGGATCGACTATGCCCCACGCCCTTCTCGCTCCCTTGCCCATGATGAAGTCCTCCTACCGCATACTGTACCACCCCGAACATTGGGGCAACTACATATCAATTTTCACTTTCTGAAAAATAATTTTTTCCGCGATCCCACCCCCTTTTTAACCTACCCCGCCCATCCCGCGAAACCCCGTTCCGCAAGGGTTCCTTCGACTTCCGCAACTTTCCTCTTGACAAAGTGCCCCAATTTTGAGAGAATGCTACGCGTTCCGTCGCTGCACGACCGTCAGAACGCGCTGCGGCTGACAATCGAACGCGGCACCGCCGCCGCTCCTCACGCGCCACTGCCGAATGCATGACGTCAGCCGCACTCCTTCGGCAACCCGAATGCAGGGTCGCACGCGCCGGATGCATTGCACCCGGAGCGCGCATGGATGCCGGCGGGCTCTGCGGGTCCGGCTCGCGGCGGTCGCGGGGGGGCCCCGCTCGCGTGCCGTGCGTGCCGTTCATCCGTTTGCCCGTTGCGGGTATGTCGCTCCCCCGCTCCCCCGCTCCCCCGTTCGCCCTTGTGCCGTTGCGCGCTCGCGTGCGTGCCGTTCGCGTGCCGTGCGTGCCGTCATTCCCCCGTGCGCGTGCCGTTCGCCCGCCATGCTATCATGCCGTCATTCGGCGGATAATCGCGGGTAATGGGGGCGGGCGTGCAGCTGTTTGCATTCTCCGTTGTGGGTGTTCGCTGAACACGGACCGAACGGGCGATGCGGAGATATCCGCGGGGTGCCAAGTAGGTTAGGGCGCGTAAGGGCGTCACGGGCAATGGGTGAAACCGCGGGCGGAATTGACCGCAAGGCGAACGGCGGAAAAGCGCGACAACGTGAACGCAAGTACCAACGGCGAAAACGTGACGGCACATGAGCGCAAGGGAGCTAATGACCGTTGCGGGTGAATGACGCAAAGCGTAAACAGTAGACCGTGGAAAAACGAAAGTGGCGAATTGCGGAAGAATGAGAAGCGCATGGCATAGCCAGCCGTCTAACCCCCATATAGCGGCGTGATGGGTGGGGGGAATGTAAGCGCGCTACCCGTCCAAAGACGATAACAGAGACTCATGGGCGGGTGTAGATTTCTCGGGATATTTCCAGGTGGAATAGTCCCGCTACGGCGACAACGCGGAGAGCGGGGTATGGCTGCGTTTATCTGAGTGTTAGTCTTTAAAAGTAGACCCATTCACTAACTACGCATGCTATACCCTTCCGTAGACTTTTTTCTGTGTATGTTTTGCAATCCGTGCCGACACGGTGCCGACACGGATATACAACACACACACAAACCCCGGAATGGGGAGAAAGAAGGTAAAGATGAACATGAATGACAAAATACTGGACATGGCCATTGCCAACGTTGAGTCCAAGAAGGGAAAGAAGGTGGATTATAGCGGGCTGCCCAAATTGACTGCGGCTCAGGCGACAATTCACCCCTTCAAAAACAAGAGGGTCGACGGCGGGCTGGAGATTTCGGGATATGCCGTGTATGTTCAGGTGCATGGCAAGTGGCGTCATATCAACGAAGTCTACGTCCACATGGGCTACAAGACGGTTGCCCCCGCCCAGACTAAGGAGCAGGCCGAGAAGACGCTCAATACCGTTCTCACGAAGTGGGGGAAGGCGAAAGTCAAGAAGGAGCGCAAGGGCAAGAAGATGTCCCAGAAGGACGTTTTGGCCGCGCTTGCGGCGGCTCAGGGCATTACCGTTGACGAAATGGTTGAGATTGCCAAGGCGTACTACGCGGAACAGCGCGATGCGTCCGAGGCTGTCGCCTCCGCGATGTAATGCGGCAAAGCTCGTCCCGGCGAGGGTAAACAGGCATTAGGCCGGGAGCGTCCCGCGGTTCGCCGCGGGGGTTGCACACAGGGCGCATGGCTGAGCTTGCATCACTTGTGCGGCTGGGAGCCGTACTCGGTGCGGAACTTGTGGCGAATGGCGAGCGCGAGCTTGAAGCGCTCCCATATCGCCCTTTTCGCGGCCTTTGACTTCTGGCGCATAGGCGGCTTGCCTGCCGTCAGGTGCGCCCGCTTTTCGTGGTGCCTGTATGTCATGCAGACATTATAGCACACATGGTGTATGTTCTGCAATCAGCCCCTCGCACGGTGCAGGGGGCTGATACACAAAACACACACAGAAAGGAACACGAAGATGGACATGATGGAAATGCTGAAGGCGATGACCGACGAGCAGAAGGCGGCACTTGCGGCGGCGCTCGGGGTGAAGGCGACCGGGAAGGACACCTACCGTGAGAGGACGCTCATTGAAATCACCTACGCCGAGAAGCCGAGCAAGTCGGTGCGCGAGGAGATGCAGGCGGCGGGCTACCACTGGAACAGCTTTGAGAAGGTGTGGTTCGCCTACAAGACGGAAGCCAGCACGGCGTTCGTGGAGAAGCACGGCATCGCGAAGGCGTAAGGCATACAGGGCACTTCAAACAGGGGCGGGTCGCTTGCGTGGGCGGCCCGCCACTTCCACATACACGCAACGGAAGGAACAGGACAATGAGCAAGAACGAAAAGCTGGAGCAGCTCAACAAGAAGGCTCTCCGCGCCCTCTACAGGGCGACGTACAACGAGACTGTCGGCAACAAGGACGCCGCTGACATCCAGAGATACCGGCTCTGGCACCTCTGCGAGCAGATCGCGGCCCTGTCTGGGCTGTTCGGTGTCGTGGAAACCGCGAGGGTGTTCTCGCAGTTCGTCGGCTGAGGCAGATACCCTATCAATACCCCCATGTAATGTAATGTAATGTGAGGTAATGTCATGTTGGACATAATCAGCGTCATCGTCAAGGGCGTCGTCATCGGCGTCCTTTTCTTTTCGTGGGTCATAGTCATGGCCTGCATGTAAACCACAACAGAAAGGAACACAAAAATGAAGTGCATAGACTGCGGCCGGGAAATCGGCGAGGATGAAGACTACATCGAGGTGGACGGAGAGCCCGTCTGCTCCGACTGCAAGGGAGAATACTCCCAGTGCGAGGAGTGCGGCGACTGGCACCGCAACGAGGATCTGACGGAGACGGCGGACGGCGACGTCTGCGAGACCTGTCTCGGTCGTAGGTATGAAAAGTGCGGCCGGTGCGGACGCTGGCACAGGCGCTGTGACATGTACTTGACGCACTACGACGATTATGTGTGCGAGGACTGCTACTACGACCACTACACTCGTTGCAGTGACTGCGACGAGATTTACGCGAACGATGACATGGAGGAGGGGGTGGACGGGGAGTCGTACTGCCCTAACTGCATCGACAGCCATCGTGGGGCCGAGGGCATCATCGGGTACCACGACTTTGAGGGTCATTACTCCGGCCGCTACACTGCCGACGAGGACGACCGCCTGTTCATGGGCGTGGAGCTGGAGTGCGACGACGGCACGTTCGACTTCGACGAGTTCTACAGGTGGACGAGCGACGGCGACCTCATCCACTTTGAGCACGACGGTTCTCTGTCGGACGAGTGCGGGGTGGAGTGCATCACGATGCCCTGCACACTGAAGTACCACCAGAACGAGATGGACTGGGAGGGCATCTGCAAGACGTTCAAGAGGCAGGGATTCAACAGCCACAACACCGAGTGCTGCGGGCTCCACGTCCACCTCACGAGGAGTAGGCTGTCCGTTCTCCAGATCGTCAAGATGGACATCTGGCTGAACAGGTGGCTGCTGTGGCGCGACATCGCCCGTCGCGAAAGCATTTATGGCGGGAAGTACGACGGCTCCAAGCGCGCCGACATCGGGCACGCCGTGTACGGCACCTCCCGCTATCACGGCAAGATTGCGGAGAAGTACGCTGGCAAGGGGTACAACGACAGGTACCAGCCGCTGAACACCTGCAACTCCCGCACCGTGGAGGTGCGCATCTTCCGCGGGACGCTGTGCGCCGAGACCATCCTCGGAACGCTGGAGGCGTTGCACGCAATGGTGAGGTTCACCGACGTAGTGCCCATCAAGCAGGTGTATGACCGCAACCTGCCGTTGCGGTTCGTCAAGTTCATGGCGGAGCATGTGGACGAATACCCGCACGTCATGCCGATGCTTGACAGGCTCCTGCGCAGGCGCTATGCGAGGGAGCACACCTCTGCGGAGATGCTGGGCATCGTCGCAAAGGCGAGCGGCAAGCTCAACGACAGCGGCGACGAGCAGTAATTCAAACAACTACGGAAAGGAACAAAGACAATGTGTGTGATATGCCATAAGCCTGCCAACGTCCGCTTCCCCGAGAGGGATGTGATAGAGGCAATGTGGGACGCCAACAAGGACGGAGCTGGCGTCATGTGGAGGGACGGCGACGTCGTTAGGTGGAAGAAGGGATTCATGAAGAAGGACGACTTCTTCTCGTGGTTCGACAAGAACAGGAAGAAGCTGGAGGCGACCGAGTGCGCCCTTCACTTCCGCATAACGACGCACGGCGGGACGAATCAGGGCAACTGCCACCCATTCCCGTGCTTCAAGGGCGGCAAGCCGCACGCCCTCAAGGGCAAGGGGAAGTTCGTGCTCATGCACAACGGCATCATGCCGCTCGTGCCGAGGTCGGACGACCTCAGCGACACGGCGGAGTATGCGCTGAGGGCGCAGGAGTCCGGCGATCCCGTGAGGTTCCTCAAGGCGACCGCCGAGTTCGTCGGAATGGACAGCCGCATGGTGATGTTCGCCCCCGCTACCACGTGGTTCGTCGGCAAGTGGGAGAAGCGCACGCCGGACGACGGGTGCCAGTACAGCAACCTGCACTTCGACATGTACGCAGACTACGGGTTCTCGTATGGGTCGTGGAGGCCCAAGTCCAGCAGGCCCAAGCCGAAGGACGACGCTCCTGACGAGCGCACAACCTCGCCGAGGGTGAACGGGATGAGCGATCAGTTCGACCCGAACGTGAACGACTACGGCTACAACATGGACCGCGACCAGTGGGTTGACTGGGCTGGGCGGCGCGTCGACTTTGCCGTAGTAGACCCCGACGCCCTGTGCCCCGAGGACTTTGACATCTACTGGGAGATGTACAACTACTTTGAACAGGATGCGATGGACGAAGCGGACCGCGCCCTGTATGGAGACACAAACACTAACACAAAGCTGGCGGCTACCGCCTGAGAAAGGAGAACAACATGAGCAAGGAGATAACGCTGTATCGCCCCAACGGCAAGGGCACGGGGGCAAAGGCAAGGTTCGCCACGGAGACGGACGGCGGGCTGCTGAGCATTGAGCTCACGCCGCAGAAGACTGTCGCGCAACTGTCCGATGGGACGACGCGTTCGTTCCCGACGTTTGACATTACGAAAAAGTCCAGCATCACACTACAGGCGCTGGACCTTGCGGAGATGCTGATGGTCCTGCGCGGAGAGCGCGAGAGCATCGCCGACGGCAAGGGGGTATATGTCATCAAGCCGGGCGAGACGCGCTGGCTTCAGTTCAGGCACGTCATTGAACCCACATGCGGGTACATCCTGACGGTGGCAACGAGCTTCGCCGACGGGATTGATTACAGGAACAGCATCTTCCTCGGGATGTCGGAGGCGCTGTTCCTCTCGCTTGCCATCGAGGGACTGCTCAAGTCCCAGCTCACCGACGGAAGCGGAGATGCTGATCACAGGCAGAACAGGTTCCGCTACGCAACAAAGGACGAGGCGTTCAAGGCGTGGGGCGGAAGCGCACTGGACGCCGCCGGGCAGGTGTTTACGTGGATGTACGAAACGGAGTGAAGGGAGGCGCTATGACTATGGCCGAATACAAGAAGATCAGAGACGACTACTTTACCGCCGGACTTACGGCGCCAGAGGACTGCGACAGATACCTCCGTGCGTTCCTTGACTGGGCGGGCACGGTGCTGGACAGGATAGGCGTCAAATACGCTAAGGCAGAGGAGGTTAAAAATGAACAAGCGGGGTATGATATGGTATGGTCGCTATGAGGGCTGGCTTCGCCTGCTGGCCCACGGCGTCAAGGATGGAGACCGCGAATGCATCATCAAGGCGGGGCGTCTGTTCGACGTGATGCTACCCGACAGGTGCATCGTCGTTCCCATGCCGTCTCACCTCGGCGACGCACGGCAGATGCTGGAGGTGGCGAGCAGGATGCCGGGGCACAGGTTCGTGCTGGACTCGCTGACATGCGAGCCGCACGAGTCGTGCTACTCCCAGAAGAAGGACGGCTATGCGCCGTCCGACTTCGGCATGCAGTTCCTGTCCAGCGCCCTTGAGGACGCGCCCAGCGAGGACTTCGCTGGCGGCATCTACATCATAGACAACGTGATATGCACGGGCACTACGGCGAGCGCCGCACGGCGTGCGGTTGCGGTGCGTGGGCTCCCGTCAATTGTGTGCGCCCTTGCATACAGCCCTTGGAGGTAACACAAATGAACGAGAACATATACGCAATATGGGACATCCGCCACGAGACCTATGTCAAGTGGGGCAAGTGTCACGACGGAGTGGAGCGGTACTGCGTGTACATCGGGAAGCCTGCGTTCTTCACGGCGAAGGACGAGGCCGAGCAGACCGTCAGGGGATTCGACCACCGAGACGACTTCATCGTCGTCACGTACACCAAGAAAGGAGAGACGACAAGATGATGACAACAATGGAGCTGACGCCCGACGAGGCAAAGGTGATCCGCGAACGCAGGGCGAGGAAGGCCGCCTCGGACCTTGCGATACAGGGCAGGGTGCTGAAGCGCCTCGCCCACTTCACCGTCACGAGGTACAGCGGCGGACACCACCCGCAGTACGCAGTGTACAACGGTCAGGAGATGATATGCCTGTGCGTCTACAGGAAGGGGGCGTTCGCCCTTCTCGACTTCATCAAGGCGGCGATGCCGTTCCTTGAAAAGACCAACGACTAAACACAACACACAACAGAAAGGAAAACGACAATGACATTCAATGATATGAGCAAGGAGCACAATCTGCCAACTAACAGGAATGTGGCATATGTATATGCCAAGTTCAAGAAGTGGCACGCCAAGAGGGTTGAGGAGTGCGGGCTGACTGGCAACCCCAACGTGTTTCAGCCCACCTTCTACTGGTGGGACAATCTGGATGCTAGGCTCGTGGCGCTCCCCTTCGCCTTTGAGCCGGGCGACCTTGTCATGTTCAATGGCAAGTATGCTGTCGTAGATGGGCTCAGTGAGAGCAGCTGCATCCGCTCTAACCAGACTATGTTCAACGAGGATACCGGAAAGTTTGAGACGATGGAGATCATGGAATTCCCGTGCGGGCTTCGCATCAGGGATTCCAACGGTTGCAGCGGCGTTGCGGCTTGGAGAGATGTCAAGTTTGCCGACATACCGCAGGAGATCTTCAAGCTCGCCTGCAACAGGGCGAACACTTGCCCGATGATGGGCGGAAAGGAGAACGCATGAACGCAGACATAAAACTCAAGGCGATCAGGGAGATCGTAGAGTCGGACGAGCTATGCGCCGACGACATGGTTGCAAAGGTGGGCGAGGTGCTGGACGACTCGCCGAGGGTGATGCCCGACAGCGAGCTAAACAGGCGCAGAATGCTTGACGTCATCCATGCGATGGACGTCATCATGAGGTCGCTCAACGACGAGAATGCCGTGGACGAATGGCTCCAGTTCGGCGTGCCCGACGGGTTGAACACCCAGGCGGACATCGACGCGGAATACGGATGCCCCGAAGACTACGCGCTCGAGTCGGAGTTCGAGGACCTTGCGGACCTGTTCGCGAGGATAATCAAGTACGCATACGGGAACGGCGAGGGCAACTACCTCGCCCACATGTGAAGGGAGGCGTGAATGAAATACAGGATAAAGATTCTGGAGGTGTTGTCCACGATAAGGGAGATCGAAGCGCCCAACGCGGACGACGCCATAGCAAAGGCGGAGAACGCTTACGTCAGGGGAGAGGTCGAGCTCGATCTCGAGACGAACTCGATAACCGTCGTCGACGACAAGGAGGAAGCATGAACATAAAGGAGTCATACGTCGCCATGCGGCGGGCGCTCATGGACAACAGCATTTGCCTGCTGTTGCTGAGCGGCTCCGTGTGGTACGCACTTGGCGACTGCGCGTGGCAGGCGCGGTACGCCGACAGCTCCATCGTAGAGTGGTGGCTGCGCGACGGCACTGTTGCGGCGACAATGCCGAACGACGATGCCAAGCTGTGCTCGTTCCTCGCCAAGATGGTGAGGATGGGCAAGTCCGTGGCACTTGCAGAGGACAGTGGAGAAGGGTATCATATAACGAGAGTAGTAAGCCCGGGCACGGGCGGAAAGGAGGACCATGACAGCGAAGGCGAGGAAGGAGAGGAACTCTAACAGGCGAATGCGACGGCTGGCCGACGCCGCTGGGCGTGCGTTCGACAGGCTCCTCGGCATTCTGTGCGGACAGTACGGGATGTCAAGGGTGTCGTCGTTCGGCGAGCTACAGAGGGGGTCGGTGGTCGTTCGCAACGACCACACCGGCGTGACGGTAGGGTACACATTTGCCGACAGGCTTCTCGTCAGCGGCGCCCTGAAGATGGCGACGCCGAGGAAGCGGAGGACCCACGAGATGTTCTCCACTTGGCAGCTGCCGAACAGCCTGACGAGGGAGAGGAACAAAGGGGGAGCGGGATTCGGGGACAACATGTACAGGTGGAACCCGAAGCGCGGCGGATACGAGGTGTCCGTCAGGCCTCCCTTCGGCAGAGCGACCGAGCAGCTTCTGGTGTCGCTCGGGTTCGTGTGGAACAACATCGTCGGCACGTGGTTCAGGGGCGACAGGGAGGACGAGCGGGACGGGTGTCTGCCGTCCGCCCTGTTTGCAATGGCAACGGCGAGACAGGCTCTCGCCCTGCGGAAGGCGAAGGACCGCATTTGCATAAACAACAGGGGGAAGGAGGCCAGGAAAACAGCGTAAAAAAATACAGGATTCGTGGTTGACTATCACACCGAAGGTGTGATATAATATTGGGGAAATCAAAAATGGGTGGTTTGGTTTCGGTAGTTTACATTTCACGCATTATGCGACATTCGCGGTGCTGAGTGCGACGCCGATCACGGCCTCCCGAAAAACAAGGAGACAGGAAAATGGCGAAGAACATATACGGCAAGCTCGCCGACATCCAGAGCGAGCTGTTCGTACCGAAGGGAAAGAAGAACGAGTTCGGCGGATTCGTCTACCGCTCGTGCGAGGACATACTGAAGCAGGTCAAGCCGCTCGTCGCCAAGAACGGGTGCGCTCTGTTCATCAACAACAGGACTGTTGCCATAGGCGACCGCACGTACGTCGAGGCGGAGGTGACGCTCTACGACACCGAGGCGAACGGCCACATCACGGTCACGGCGCAGGCCCGCGAGCCTCTGTCCAAGAAGGGAATGGACGAGATGCAGGTGACGGGGGCGACGTCCTCCTATGCGAGGAAGTACGCCTTGGCTGGCATGTTCTGCATCGACAACGAGAAGGACGCCGACGACATGGACAACAGTGGCGAGGGCCAGCGCCCTTCCAAGCCTGCCGCCAAGCCCGTCGCCGCCAAGCCGACAGCCAAGCTCACCACCGCACAGCAGGCGTGGTACAGCTTCAAGGAGAAGACTGCCAACATGAGCGACGAGGCTCGCGTCGAGGCGTGGGGCATACTCATCAGGGAGACGCTTGCCATCCCCGCCGAGCAGAAGCTCTCCACGAAGACCCTGACGGAAGACCAGTGGAAGAAGATCATTGCCGCGATTGCGGCGTAACACAGGAGGAACGAACATGGAAAACACGGAGAACAAGACAACCGAGAACCGCACGCACCACCCGCTGTCGTTCAGCAAGTGGCCGATGTGGAACGTGTGCACGTCCTACGAGTCCGACGGAGGCAACGACGCCACCAAGGCCGGGACTGCCAAGCATCAGGACTTCGAGGAGTCCCTGAACGAGGTCGCCACCGGCGTCCCCGCAATCCACTCCACGGAGGGCGCGGCATGGGCCGCATCCGTCGTCGCCGACATGGCAGGAGACGAGCCCATCCACAGCGAGACGCGCGTCGAGATTCAGGACACTGGATGCCCCGAGCTCAAGGGCATCTACGGGTACTGCGACGCGTGGTTCGTCAAGGACGGGCGCCTCACCGTCGTGGACTACAAGAGCGGAGGCAAGGGAGAGCTGGACTACATGCCCCAGCTTCAGGGCTACGCCTTCGCCCTTCTCTCCTCGGCGACCGGGCTGTTCGCCTACGTCGACGAGGTGACGTGCGTAGTCCTGTACGGGGCGGACCACGTCGTCGTCACCGAGACGTACTCGGCCGACCAGCTCGCCGAGACCGCCAAGCGCATCGTCCGCTCGGTCAACGAGGCAAGGGGAGTGCCGAACCCCGTGACCAACTGCGGGCCCCAGTGCCGCTACTGCAAGCACCGCATGGAGTGCCCTTCCTGCGGCGGGAACATCGTCCGCTTCCAGCGCAACGAGCTCGCCGACATGACGAAGGCCCAGCTGTGGTACACGCTCTCCGCGATGAAGGCAGCCATCGAGGCCGAGCTTGAGCGCATGAAGAAGGAGCTTGTGGACAGCGGCGCGACCGCGCTTGACGACGGCGTGTACCGCTACGAGCTGAAGACCGACGCGAGGGGCAGGGCCAAGTCCACGAGCATCAACGAACTCATCGGCGACCTCGTGGAGCGCGGCGTGGAGGTGCCCGTGGAGGAGGTGTACAGGAATTGCACGATCTCCAAGGACACCCTGAAGTCCCTCGTCAAGGACGCCGCCAAGGCGGCGGGCGTCAAGGTCAAGGAGGTCGAGGAGATGTACACAAACCGCACGGTGTACGGCACGCCCGCCACGAAGATGGTGCGCGTGAACGTATCGTAAACAACACAAGGAGGAACATGAAAGTCGAAGCAAGGAGAATAACGCAGGGCGCGAACAGGGCCGCACGGGAGCTCGGCGTCACATACAACTACATGTGGCGCGTCCTCTCGGGAGCCGACGAGTCGCCGTCGCTGGTGCTGAAGGTCAACAGGCTGTGCCCTTCCCTGTTCAAGTCGCCGATCTGCAAGATCAACTGGCGCAAGATAGTGAGGGACAACGAGCGACAGTACGAGTGGAACGGCACCGACTACCGCAAGCGCAAGGAGCTGTGCAGGTACAGGAGGGGCTGATGACGTACATCGGAATAGACCCGGGCAAGGCTGGGGCGATGGCCCTTCTCTACTCGGACAGGACGGAGACGATCCCGTTTGACGAGAAGGCGTACGCCGACAGGCTGGGCGAGCTTCTGTGCACGGGGCAGTCGGCCCGGTGCGTCGTCGAGCGCGTCCACTCCATGCCAAAGCAGGGCGTGGCGTCGTCGTTCAACTTCGGGGAGAACTACGGGTTCATCCTTGGACTGCTGACGGCGTTCGCCATACCCTACGAGACTGTACTGCCGAACAAGTGGAAGCGCGAGTTCGGCGTGACAGCGGACAAGAATACTTCAATAACCGTGGCCCGCCGCCTGTTCCCGAAGGCGTCGCTCCGAAGGACGGAGCGGTGCCGCACGGACGACGACGGGATCGCAGAGGCAATCTTGATGGCGGAATACTGCCGCCGTCATTCGTAACAACAACAAGGAGTAAATCCAAATGGGAAACAAGAGAACGAGGCAGGTCACCCTGCACTTCAACCCCGACACCGACTACATCCTCGACGCCTTCAAGGCCGAGGCCAAGAAGGAGATGCGCACCGTGGAGCAGCAGCTGCTGTTCGAACTGAAGAAGGTCGTGCCAGAGGTGATGCCGCTGACGATCCTGCCAGAGCCGCCGCCATCCATCATGGTCGACGACGCCGAGTCATTCGACGCCACAACGGCAGTCGGAACTACGGCAGTCGGAAAGGAGGTGCTGTGATGGCGTACCGCAAGCTGAACGAACGTTCCATCAGGCTCTTCGCGGCGACCCCGGAGGAGCTTGCGAAGAAGCGCCCGAACCTGAACGCGCCCTACTTCCGCGTGAAGCGCGAGGACATTGAGGCCCTTCTCTCCGTCACGGACGGCGACGTGGTCCTGTCCCTCGGCGTGTGGAAGCGTCAGGGCAGGGACGGCAAGCCCGACTACTTCACGGCGGACATCTCGTACCCCGACGACCCCGAGGTTCAGGCGAAGTACATCGCCAAGGACGACGAGTGGAAGTCTGCGCATCCGCACCAGACGAACGACGCAGAGGCCCGCAAGCGCTACGCAATGAACAAGCAGGCCGCGGAAAAGGCCGGGCTTGACGAGGACTTTGAGCCACCCTTCTGAGGTCAGTGACGCATGGCTAAGAACGAAATAGCCCTGTGCGACGCGCTCCACCCGTCCGACGACGACGGCGTGGAGCCTGTCAAGGACCCGATAGAGCCACCTGAGTTTGAACTGTTCGCACAGCGGATAGTCGCGAACGTTGGCACGGTGAAGGAGTACGTGCTGGAGTCCTACAAGCAGGCCGGGCTGGACCCGCTCGTCCATTCCATGTTCAAGACATGGGCGGACGTGCCGTGCGTCGTCAGGGGCAGGGTGAAGTACCTGCTGTCCAAGACGGCGAGCCGCACGGTAGCGGACAGGACGGAGATCGAGGAGTTCCTGACGGCGGTGATACGCAACGACGAGCGCATCATGCACCGCAAGGACTACAGGAACCTGCACGCACTCGAGGCGGTCAAGGAGCTGTGCAAGATGCGCGGCTTCTACTCGCCTGTGGAAATCAAGAACACCCACGAGCTCGTGATACCCGACGCGGTGCGGCGCATGAGCGACGCCGAGCTTTTGGAGATTACCGAAAGCGCAAGAAAGGAGGCGATTGACGCGGAGTTCAGGGAGGTATGACGGCTTGTCAACAGGTTGTCAACAAAATACCCCACCGATACCCTATCAATACCCCCATGTAATGTAGTGTTATGTAATATATATTATTGCATTCTATTAAACCGCGCGTGCGCGTACGCACGCAAGACGCACACGAAAGGAGAGCAATGCTTATAGAAGACAGGTTCTTCGACCAGGAATGGGTGCAGTCCATGAGCAACGAGGACTTCCGAATGCTCATGTACCTGCTGCACTCGGCTTCCAAGAAGTGCGGCATAGTTGAGCTGAACATGAGGATGCTGAACTACGCCGCAAACACGGGCCGCACGTACACCAAGGACGAGGTGCTGAAGCGGTTCGCCAAGATGCTGACCGCGATACCCGGCCACGCCGACACTGCGATATTCCACAACTGGATCGCCGTGAACTGGACGCGAGACGGACGGGCCATGGACATCGAGCGCAACCCGCTGGACAAGTCCATAGCGAAGGAGCTGGCGGCGTACGGGCTCACGATCGCCAAGGTGAACGCCATGGCCAGCGCGAAGGTGGAGGTCGCTCCGCCGACGATGCGTAACACCAAGGCGGCGAGCGAAGCGGTGACGGCGATATCCGACGTCATCAAGATGTTCGCAAAGTTCTGGGAAACGTACCCCGCCGAGTGCCCCCGCAAGGTGGACAAGGCGAAGTGCCTCACCAAGTTCTGCTCGTACATGGCAAAGGCCAAGGACAGGGACGCCCTGTTCAAGGACATCATGGACGGGCTGGCGAAGTGGAAGGCATGCACGACGTGGACAAAGGACGGCGGACAGTTCATCCGCGCCCCCCTCGTCTGGCTGAACAACATGAACTGGAAGGACACACCCGCAAATGGAAATGCCAACGCTACAGGAAATGCTAACGCCAGCTACAAGGCTTCCGACGTCGAAGGTATCTTCTGACAAGGTGGCGTCCGTGCTGAGCAGGTTCGGGTTCCTGCGCACGGTCGCAGGCGACGAGGACTTCTCGTCGGCGGTCGACGCAGTCGTGCAGATGTTCGCCAAGGGGCGCGGCATCTTCATGACCGGCCCTGCGGGGTGCGGCAAGACGCACCTGATGCGGACGATAATGAGGGCCATGGGAAACACGGCGGGAGAGTCGTTCTACTACTGCAAGGAGCCGCAGGACATTGCGGCCCTCCGCAGTCCTGACGACCTCATGAACACAAACATATACCTCGACGACATCGGGGCGGAGGAGATGATCAGGGAATACGGAAACACGATAGACGCAGTCGGAGACTTCATCCAGCGCTACCACTACAGGGGCACTGGCAGATTCTTTGCAACAACCAACCTCGACTCGTCGCAGGTAAACGCCCGGTACGGAGGACGCGTGCTCGACCGCATACTGGAGATGTGCGTAGTCCTGAAGTTCTCTGGCAAGAGCAAACGCGAGCGAGTCATAGTCTGAAACACACACACCAACACGGAGGAAACACATGAACGAGCAGAAGCACAGGTGCGTCCGCAGGAGGACGCGCAACCAAGGCAGCGAGGCGCATCCTAGGAAGCTGACGATCCGCATGACGGAGCAGCTGTCGAACAGAGTGGCGTCGATACAGGGGCTCATCTACAAGTACGGCAAGCGCGAGACGATGGCGGACATATTCGAGACTGTACTGTTCCCCGTTCTGCGCTCGTACGTGGCTCCCTACGTCGAGCAGGCGAAGGCTGACAGGGAGTCGCAAAAGGAAGGGGCGGCGAAATGACACATCCCTGCAACCACTACTCGTGCTGCGAGAACTACCACGGAGAGTGCTTCGGCGGCGGGTGCAAGCTGAACCCGATGCCCGAGCCGAGCGAGCCGGACACGGAGGACGGCGACGACGAAAACGAAAACACACAGGAGGACTGACAATGGCTGATACACATGAGACAATCACGGACATCATCGCGGAGATGCGCGGCTTTAAACGATATGCAGCAAGTGATAGCAATGATTGCAGATACGTTGCATATTGGCTTTATCAAACTTTTGCCGACCGCCTCGAAGCGGCGCACAAGCGCGAGCGCGGCGACGCGGCGAAACTGCGCGAGGCGCTAAAAGCAATAGGCGGCCTATGCACTGGACTGATGCCAACCTGGGACGGCGCGATTGGGCGGATTAAAGACATAGCAGAAGCCGCCCTCTCCGCCCCGCCGCGAAACTGCGACAGGTTCGCCACGGTGGACGAGGCGCGCAAGGCGCACGAGGAATACCGCGGGGACTACATAATGCGTGCAAGCAACATATTCGACTTCCCGATGGAGTTCGAGGCGTGGCTCTTCGCCCCCGCGACGGAGAAGGAAGGAGGCAACGATGCAGACTAACAACAAACTGCGCGAGGCGCTGGAGAACGCATACTCGTTGTTGTGTGAGGGCATTGCGACCGAGGTTGACGATGCGATAGAGCATCCGTTTCATTTGGAGCTTGCCTGTGAGAAGATACAAGTCGCCCTCGCCGCCCCGCCGCGAAACTGCGACGTGATGGACTGGCGCACCGCGTGGAAGATGTGGCGCGAGAAGTTCCACCCCGAGACGCCAGCTGGATATTCTGCCGTGGTCAAGGGCACCGAGGCGTTCATGGACTGGTTCGCCGCCCCCGCGACGGAGAAGGAGGGAGGCGCGAAATGACACGCAAAGAACAGGCCGCGTTCAAGCGGCTCGACAAGAGGCGCGACAGATTGTTCGCGGCGCTGTGCACCATTCATACATGGCTCGCACTTCCGGAAGATAGGGAGGACACGCTATACCACGTCGCGAAGCTGTGCACGGAGCGCATCGAGGAGGAGCGCGCGGCGATGGCAAAGGAAGGAGGCGCGAAGTGAAGGTGAAATTAAAACGATGTCCGTTTTGTGGAGGACGCGCAAAGTTGATGAGATACAGGTATATGTATGCCGTATGGTGCACGAAGTGCGATATTGGCACACTATGGAGATGTCGTGAGAAAAGGCCCGACGAAAATCGCGAGTGGGCAATAAACAACTGGAACAACAGAGTAACGGAAGGAGAAACGAAATGAGCGAACCAATAACAACCGAGGAGACATACCACGTCTCCAACATCCTCAAGCACTACGCCCACGCGAAGGAGAAGCATCCGTACTTCTGCGACGACCTTCTTCCAGAATTGGAACACGAAGAGATGCGTAGGCATGCCCAGAATGTCCTTACTTCAATCCGCAAGAACCTCGAATGCAAAGCGCGAGCCGAACATGTTGAATGGTACAACATTCTCAACTGCGAAGTATGGGAAGTGCTGGACGCTATGGCCAACAACGACAAGGCGCAAGCCATTGAAGAACTCTACGACTGCGTAGCCGTCTGCCTCCGTACGATAGACGTTCTGAAAGGTTGGCAGAAACTGGGGAAGCCCGAAACGAAAGGAGAAGCGAAATGAAAAACGAAGACGCCAAGAGTGAATGTTACTCAACACTCCAGGAACGCAGGGTCAAGAAGAAGCACGAATGGTATATTCGCAATAGAGAGGCGATATGTAAACGGATGCGTGAATATAGGGCTAAAAATAAATCAGAGATTCGTAGGCTACTACTTGCCAGGCATCCACTTGTACATATCCATTCGATGATGCTTCAGAGGTGCGGCGTCCGCAGGCATAAGGACCGCTATACACTTAGCAGGTATGCCGAGAGGGGGATAACCGTATGTAGCGAATGGATAAAACTATCCTCGTTCGAGGAATGGGCTCTCTCTCATGGATGGAGAAAGGGGCTTGAACTCGACAGGATCAACAACGACAAAGGCTATACCCCAGATAACTGTCGATTCGTCACCCGTTCTCAAAATTGCAGGAACAGATCGAGTAATCGAATTGTCGTATACAATGGCGAGAAGAAGACCCTTGTGGAGTTTGTAGAAGATGGGAAGACGAAACTCGGATACGACGCAACAAGAAAAAGGCTTGCCAATGGATGGTCGGTCAAAGACGCATTTGAAACACCAAGAGTATCAAATCAACACAGAAAGGAAGCGACAACATGCTAAATCAAGAACGATACAAGACGCCCGAGGAGCGCACGAAGGCACTTAATGAGTTCTGCCTTGGTTATACAGACTGCAAGCGCGATGGCCACGACTGCCCGTGCTTCAGTCTCGCTGGCAACTGCGCATACAACTGGCTCGCCCTTGAAGCAGAGGAGAAGCCGCTCCCTTGCCCGTTCTGCGGAGGCGAGGCGATTGTGGCACAAACTCAGTGCGTATGCAAAAGGTGCGGAGTGGCAACTATAATATACGACGACGGGGCGACCGCAATCGCCGCGTGGAACAGGAGAGTAAAATGATACCCCATCAATACCCTATCCACACCCCCATGTAATGTAGGGTTATGTAATGTAATGCAATCTAAAGAGAAAAGGAGAGAAACAATGACAATGGCATACGACATCGAACACGTCCGCTCGGCCGCGCTTGACACGGTGCGCGCGATAGACCAGCTGTGCCAGCACAGCCTGCCTCGGGACATGGAGCAGTCGCTTGCGCTTCTGCGCGAGCAGTGCGTTTCCACCGCCGCCGAGCTTGACGCCTCCGCGCGGGAGGTGGCGGCATGAACGGACCATCACAGAGCGAGCTCGCCAAGTACGAGCTGTTCGCAAGGGCGGCGAGGAAGGACCTCCTCGCCTTCATGCGGTGGTGCTGGTGGAACCCGCCCACCGCGCCCTTCAAGGTCGGAAGACACACCCGCGCGATATGCGCTCGCCTAACAAAAGCCATCGAGGACTACCGCCATGGAAAGTCAACTTACCTGCTTATTGCTGTACCCTTTCGACACGGAAAGTCAGATATCGTTTCCCGTGCGCTTCCTGCTTTCTTTCTCGGAAGTTGTGCTGACATGCAGCCTTCTTGTGTTCTTACAGGTTACGGCGATACGTTCGTCGCTGACCTTACTGGCATGGTGCAGAAGATCATTTCGGAGCCGCCGTACCAGCAGCTGTTCCCCGGCGTCCGCGTCGACCCGAAGAAGAAATCCATCGAGTCGTGGCGAATACAGGGTTCGGTTGGACTTGTCACTGTTGCTGGCATCAAGGGCGCTATCACGGGCAAGACGGGCAACCTGATAGTGGTGGACGACTACTGCAAGAACCGCGAGCAGGCGGAGTCCAAGACCGAGCGCGACAGGATATGGAACGAGTTCGCCAACTCCATCATGACGCGCCAGTCCGCCCCCGCCTCCATTGTAATCGTCTGCGCTACGCCGTGGCACACGGACGACCTGCGCGGACGCATACTCGCCAAGATGAAGGACGACCCGCTGTTCCCGCGCTTCGAGGAGCTGAACTTCCCTGCGCGCAAGCCGGGCGAGTACGACTGCCTGTTCCCAGAGCTGTACAGCCCTCAGTGGTACGACTCCATGTACGCCACGCTCGGCCCGCAGGACGCCGCGGGGCTACTCGACTGCAACCCGATATCGCGCGAGGGGGCGTGGTTCAAGCGCGACTGGTTCCTTACCTACGATCCGTCCAAGATGAAAGACTCCGACCGCAGGGCGTGGTACAGGTCGATGAAGCGGTACGTCTTCGTGGACACCGCGTCGGCAAAGAAGAAGGACTCCGACAAGACCGTGATGTGGGTGGTGGGGCTGGCCCCTGACCACAACTACTACGTACTCGACGGCGTCGCAGACCACCTGTCCCTCTCCGAGAGGACAGAGCGCATCTTCTCGCTCGTCCGCAAGTGGGACCCGACGAACGTGTACTGGGAGTCGATAGGCGCGATGGCGGACTACGAGCACATACTGGAGAAGCAGAACGCAGAGGGCATGCACTTCCGCATCACCAAGCTCCACCAGTCCGTAGCCAAGAGCGACCGCATCCGCTGGCTTGAGCCTGTGTTTAAGGACGGCGACCTGTTCTTCCCCGTCCGCCTGTTCTACAGGGACGTCAAGGGTGTCGAGCACGACCTGACAATGGACTTCCTCGAGAACGAGTTCGCCGTCTACCCGTCGGTCAGGCACGACGACATGATAGACGACCTCGCCAACATCAAGCACCCAGACGTGCAGCTGCTGTGGCCGCGCGACCCGAAGGCCGTCGCGACGATTGGCGGCGGCAGGGCCGTGCGGTACCACGGCGAGCGCATCAGGTCGATACTCAGGAGGTAGGCGCTGGCTATCTGCCGCGCCTCTCCTCCCTCTCCGCCTCCTTCAGGTAGCGGTCGATCATCTCCTTGACGTTGACGGCTGCGTTGCCGATCTTCGTCACGGGAATGAGCGCCTGAATGTCGTCCACGAGGTCCCACATAACATGGCGCATGAACTCCTTGCCCATGTTGTCAGCCGTGAACATGCGGCATGCATCGACGGCTGTGGTCGTGGACAGGTCGAGCATCCTCCCGAGCTTTGACGTCATCGGGAACTCCACGGCCCTACGCGTCCCGCCCTCGTTCATCGCCTTGCGGACGGCCATGCGCGTCGTCGTGTCGAGCAGTGAACCGATTATGCACATTCCGCTCCACGGTCCGAACGCCATCGCCACCGCCATGTTGGCCATGAACCCGTCGAACATCCGCGCGTTCTTGTCGTCGCGCCTGCCGAACAGGTACGACGTCATCTGCGACGCAGTCGCAAGTATGGCCGGGCATATCACATGTCCCGTGAAGAACTTCGACAGGAACTTCACCTTCGCGCCCTTCTCGCCGAGCACGAACGCCCTGTGCGCCGCGTCTATCTCGATTCCTAGGCGAGTGAAGCGCGGGCCTGCGAACTGGGTTATGATCTTCCCTCCCATGCCAGAGCGCTGGTATTCGTTCAGGAACTCCTGCCGTCCGCTCGTCTGGGTTATCTGGATCGCGTAGTCAGTGTCCGCGACAGCGGCGCGCTTCGCCTCGTCCGGCGTCATCCTGGCGTCAGCCATCGCCTGCCGCCTCGCGTCCGCCTCGGCCCATCCGCTCCGCTTGTACATCGCGAACTGCGATGTGTAGCGCGACTCCTCGACGCCCTGCGTCCTGTAGTATTCAAGGCGACCGAGGTAATACTGGGCGGCGCATGTCGACACTGCCACCCTGTCGAAGAAGCGGGTGAACGCCATCGAGTTGTTGGTGTACCAGCGAAGCGCGCCCCTGTTTCCGTTGCGCTCCTTTGCCGCCATCAGCGCCCTCATCGGTTCGGTTATGCCCTCGTTGCCGCGCGCGGCGAACACCCCGGCGAGGTCGGCCATCGCGCCCTGAACCTCCGTGTTGAACACGCTCCTGTCCCACGTGAGCGCGCCGATCCACGACCTCGTGCCCATCATAAGCTTCCATCCGCCGATGCCCTCCAGCTGCTTTATTGCCGAGGCAGGGTTGTAGCCGAGCGTGGTGTGCGTGACGATGTTTCTGAGCGTCATGCCCATCGTGTCGAGCGACTCCTCTCCGCCATTGAACGCGTCGTTCAGCTGGCGGTACAGGGCCTTCGCAGTCTTCTGGCCGAGCACGTTGTAATACTGCGCCATTACGCGGCCGTCCGCAAACGTCGTCTTCACCTTGTCGGCGAGCTCTCCGAACGCCGTGTAGTGCGCAGTGTCCCTTATCCTCCTCGTCAGCACGTCGAGTATGTTCACTCCCTCCTGAAGCCTCGCGTTGTCGTGCCGCTCGCGCTCAGTAAGGAACGTCGGGAACTTCGACACAGAGAACTTTCCTGTCATGCTGGCGTTCGGCCTCTGCTCGAAGAACAGGGGGCAGTACCTCGGGTCTGGGCTCAGGACTGCCGCGCCAGTTATGCGTTCCGACACAGGCGACACAAGGCCGCGCATCGTGTCGTACATTGCCGTTATCCTCGACGCGAGCGCTATGCCGTCCCTGCCGATTATGCCCTCGACTTCGCGCATCCACGCCGCATCCCTGCTGTAGACGATGTTGTTGATCTCCATGTCGCCCTGCTGTGCGGCGGCGTATGCGTACATGAGCGACAGCTTCGACTGCGCCGTGCGCGTAAGCGAGTCGTCCACGCCGCGTTCGGCTATGTGGACCGTGCGCATCACCTTGTCGCCCTTCTTTACGCCCTTCTTGGCGTCGGACCTCTGCGCATACCTTCCAGTCCACACCTCCACTGTGCGCCCGCCATCAGACGGAACGGCGTAGTCGCTCCTCGACAGGTGCGCCCAGTCGGGGTTCTCCTTCGTCCACTCGGCAATGAAGTCGTCGTAACGCATTCCCGTCACAGACTCGATCTCGCGCACCATCCGTGTGGACAGGTCGGACACTATGCGATTCTCCTCAAGGTGCGCCGTGGAGAAGTCGCGCCTCATGCCGTCGACGAGCATCTTCTCGTCGCTGCCCTCCTTGAAGTACGCCGAGAACTTGGCGAACATGTCGGGCATGTTCCAGAACAGGAACTTGCGCTTCCACTCGCCCTTCGGCGAAACCTTGTAGTCGCCGTCCCTGTATGGCTTCAGTCCCTTGATGAGCACGTCCTTGCGGACGGCGTCATCAGCCCTCCTCTGCGCCCTGTATTCGAGGTACTCCCTCGTGGCGCGGTCTATGCCCGGGATTATGTCGCCGCCGATTACGTCAACTACCTCTGCCTTGTCTCGGGAAGTCAGCGCGCCGTACCTGCGGATGGCACGCAGCTTCATCATGTCGAGGTCGCGCGCGATGTCGTCGCCGCGCGTTGCGTCGTCGGGGTTCTCCGCGGCTATGTCGGTAGCGTCCTGTTCGGACAGCTTCAGCCTGTTCTTTATGGCTGTCTCCTCGTCGGCGCACCAACTCTCGCTCTTGTACATCACGTCCTTGACGTACTTCCAGAACTCCTGAAGGTGCGGGGCGATGTCACGCTCCCATTTGCTTGCGTTCTGGGAGACGCGCTTCCCGCCAGCCGCCTGAGAGTCTATTATGCGCTCGACCGCCTTCACGAGGCTCGCTACGTCGAGCTTCTGCGCGCCCTCGGCGATCATCTCTGCGTGATGCGCGAACATGCGCTCTATCGTTGAGAGCGTCGGCGGAAGCGTCTGCCTGAGTGTGGCCGCGTCGCGGGCGGCAAGGGTGCGCTCGCGTCCGTATGCTATCCTCTTCGCCGCGGCGTTGATTAGCGATCCGACTGTCTGGGCGTACTCCCTGCGTACGGACGGGTCGTCGAGTAGCTCGTCGTTCGTTGCCGTAGCGGCCTCCGGGTTCGCCCTCCTGTACCCGTCGAGGAACCCTGCCGTCAGCGCCTTCGCCATTTCTGCGCCGTCCTTGAACCTCGCCCCTTCCGAGCCGAGCCCCACGATGGAACCTATCGTGTCGAAGCCGACGACGCTGTTCACCTCGCCGACGGTCAGGCCCTTCGCCGCCCTTATCGCCGCCATGCGCTCGCGTTCAAGCGAGGCGTGGGCGGTCTCTACCGCCTCCTCGCCGAGCCTTCCCTCGACATATCCGCCGAGAAGCTGGGAGTACATTGCGCTCGATATGCGCCTCTGCTCGGCCTCCGCCTCCACGCGGTCGAGGATGTCCTTCGTGATGTCCCTCGCCTTGGCGTCGACACTGTCGCCCATCGAGTCGACTACGTCCTCGGCGATGCCCTTTGCCGACGACACCACGGTGTCCGCCCACAGGTCGCGGTCCGCCTGCGGTATCTTGAGCCGAGCGGCCTCCTTCTTCATCTGAGCCTTGACCGCCTCGACTGCGTTCGCCATGCCGTCGGGCCTCCCGCGCCTGCGCATCATCTCGTACGCAAGCTTCGACGCGCTTGCGCCTATCATGCGGGTAGTGAAGTCGGCTCCGACGAACCTGTACTGCGCCCCGCCTTTGCGCTTAGACGGCTTCTTGCCTGTCGTTATCATCTGGAACAGCCCCTGGGCACGCTCGAATATCGCCTGTTCGGAGACTCCCTGCCCGCTGTACTTCATCACTATGCGTACGGCCTCCTTGACTGCGGCCTTCATTGCATCCGCGTCCTTCGCGTTCATCTCCGCGAACTTCGCCTTGAGCTCGTCGAACGCCTTGCCCTCGTTGGCCTTCCACGTGTCCGTGTCCCGCGTCTTCGGGCCTCTGTCCTTGCCGTAGACAGCCGCATTGGCCGCCTCGCGTTCCTCGATGGTGAGGCCCTCGGACTGGTTGCCCTGCGCCGCTGCGTCAGTAGCCGCGCCTGTGCGTGACGCGCCCCTCCCCGACGCACCCCTGTTCTCCGTCGCTGTCTTAGAGTCGGTTGTTCCAGTGTTCCAGAACGGAGTGACCTTTTTTGCGTTGGCCTCGGCGATGCGCTTCTGCTCCTCGGTGTACGCAGGACGTCCTACCTGATCGCTTGTGCCGCCGAGCGAATACCAGTTCTCCCACTGCGCCTCGGTCAGGGCCTCCATGCCGAGCTTCGCGCGCTCCTTGTTCACGGCTGCGAGCATCTTCTTCGTACGCGCGCCGGTAGGGTTCACCTTGCGAACGGCGGCGGCCACCTTTCCGGCGAAGTCCCTTGCCTTCACCTCCGCGTCGAAGTATTTGCGGAACATGTCGGCCACTTCCGCGTCCTTTAGTATCCGCGCCATCGCCTCGGCTACGTCGCGCTGCCAGTATTCGATGACACGGCGCGACGACTCCTCGCTCCAGCCGCCCTGCCTAGCGCGGATGAAGCCGCGCCTGTCTGCGTCGTAGAGCCCCTCGTCGGGGTCGGACAGCCTCTCCCACTTGCGCCCCATGCGCGCCCCCATCGCCTTGGCCTCAAGCACGCTCGCGAAATCCTCGTAGGTTCCGTTGAGCATCTTCACGATCTCCTCGCGTATCTGCTCGCGGACCTCCCTGCGCTCCTTCGTGCGCCCCTTCGTCTTCCTGTCGGGCGGAAGGACTTCGTCGATTACCTTCTGGACGACCTTCGCAGCCACGCTGTCGGGGTTGTTCATGTCGAGCTTCGCGTCTCCGAACAGGTGGTACTTGAACTCGCTGTTGGACTGCGACCACAGCCACTTGCCGAAGAACGTGCGCCTTCCGGCCGACGAAGCGAACCGCCCCCAGTCCCTTGCGGTGAACACGCCGTTCGGATCGTACGTCTCGCCGTACTTGCTGGCGAAGTCCCACCCTTCGTAGCGCGATATCGCAGCGGCAACCGCGGCGTTCATGTCCTGTTCTATCTGCTTCCTGTTCGCCTTCGTGATCTCGTCCGCGAAGATGATGAACACTCCGTCGTTCGACACGCCGACCATTCTCTCCCGGCCTGTCCTGTCAGGGACGATTACCTCTATCTTGTCGCCCTTGCTGTTGTCCTTTGTAGCCTCGGCCCCGTTCTTGTGGAGCCCCCGAAGCGTGACTGTCCCGAGCGCAAAGCCGCGCTTGCCGCCCATGACGACGGGGGCTTCTGCGATCTCAGGATAGTACGCCTTCATGTCCGCGTCCTTCACGATGTCTTGCAGACTAACGCCGCCTTCTGATATGGACTTCTCCTGCCCGATCTTCAGCTTTGCACCTGCTCCGGCGTACTCGAAGCGCGGCGCGTTGTCCTTGTAGGCACCAGTGAAGTGCAGCCTAAGCCTGTTGGTCAGCTTGTTGGTGTCCCTGTCGCTTCCGACGCGGGGGAGCCCTATGTCGAACCCCTTCTCGCCGAGGTCGCGCTCGACCATCCAGTTGCGCACCCTCCGCCTGTAGTTGCCTTCCTCGTCGTAGTACCCTCCGCTTCCGCCTAGCCTCCTTACGGCCTCCTCGTAGTATTCCTTGGCCATCTTCTCGATCTTGTCGAGCTTGGCCTGAGTTACGATTGGCTTGCCGTCTTCGTCCCTGTACTTCAGGGCGTTCGCGAGGCCGCGGCGCCCGACCCAGTTGAACATCGACTGTGTGTTCTCGTAGCCCGGGTAGGGCTCTCCCGTCTTCGGGTCTATCTGCGGAGCCATGACGGGATATCCGCCTGTCGCCCTGTCTATGCCGGGTCCTACGTGCTTCGTCATCGCGCCCTTGGAAAGAGGCTCGCCAAGCATCGTGTAGTCCCGCCCATTGACGCGAATCTCCTGTTTTGCTATACTGTCTTCCGTCTGCCCGTCTTTGCCATCCGATTCTTCGGAGCTGCGCACGAATAGACGGGCGGACATTTTTTTCGCCGCGTCCTTGCACGCGCCCCTCGACTGGTAGTCGTTTCTGTCGGACGTAATCGTTATCGGTATCTCAACGGCCTCCCCGTCGACGGTGTCGACATACGTGACCACGGTCATCTTAGTGCCGTTCGGAAGCCTGAGCTCGTGCGCCAGCCTGCCGCGAGGCTGTGCCACGGCCTTCGTGTCGAGGCACTTCAGGAAGTAGTCGTTCATCTCCTGCGCGGTAAGCACGGACTTCCCTCCGTAGTACCCGCACTCGGCGATGTGGTTCAGCATGTGATACCCGCCGCTCTTCATCTTGTCGTTGCCGTCTACGCCGTTTTCGTCAAACTTCTTGATAAGGAAGTTCTTGTAGCGGTAGTCCTTCTTCCCTGTCGGGAGGAATACCTTCCAAATCTCGGACGGCGCGTCCATCGTGCCGACTGCTTCTGCAAGGCGCGTAGTGCGCGACATCTTGTTGAACCCGTTCTCGCGAGTGTCGTACTTGGTCCAGTCCGCTTCGTTTCTGCCGAGCGCCTCGACAGTCGCATCCGTAAACCAGTCCTTGATCTTTCCCGGCTTGAAATTGAACTTAGCCGTCTCCGTGGAGAGCTGCCGCCTCACGGCGTCCACGACCTCCTTCGACTCGTTCACGGCTAGAGCGCGCCACGACGAGCCAGCCTGCGCCATGAGCCCGCGCATATTCTCGTCGACCGCCTCCTCCGTGCCGTCTATCTCGCCGTCGATCCTGATGCCTACGCCAGCCATTACGCCGTTGCCGTCAACGATGACGCCGACCCTGCGCCGCTCGGCCTCGCTAAGCTCCTCGCCCGCGACGAGCTTCCTCTGCGCTTCGCGCGCAACCGCCCTGTCGTACGCGCCACCTGCCGTGTCCCTGTGCAGCCACACGCCGTTCTCCGCGTCGTGCGCGTACCCGAGCGCGCCCATGACCTGCTCTACGGTCAGCTTTCCGCCGTCTGTGAACTCGTCGAGGAAGCCCCTCGCGCCGCCCTCGAACAGCTCGTCGCTGATGCCGTTCCTGTACGCAATCGCCTCCTGCGCAAGCGCAAGGGCGTCAGGAGCGCGCTCCGCCTCGCGCGCGGGAGTTTCCGTGGCTGGAGCCGCGGGCGCCTCAGAGGTGCCTTCCCGTCGCTCTGGCGCGATTTCGTCGCGCTCGGCCATCTCCTCCAGCGTCAGGTCTGCCTCCTCCGTAGGCCCGGCCTCTCCTTTGTCCGTCGCTATCGGGTCGCCAATGGCCCCCCTTGCGGCCTTCTCGGCCTCGGCCGCGGCCTTTTCGAGCTGCTTACCGCGCTCCTCGTCGACCGCCCTCTCCTCCGCGTCCTTCTCTGCCGCCTCTACGGCATCGTCAAAGAACTCGCCGAACATGGCAACGGGGTTGCCATTGACCGCCTTGACCTTGCGAACTACTCCGAGCAGCTTGGCCGCTCCGTCCTTGATGCGCTCGACAAGCCCCCTATTGTTCTCAGCCGCTATCTCGACAGCCTTCTGCGCTATTACCTTGCCTGACGCGTCTATGCCAAACTGCCGAGTAAGCTCCTCGTTCCACCCCTCCAGCCCCTGTACGGCTTCAAGGGCCCTGCGCTCGTCCTCGGTTATGGCGCCAGCCTTCTCCATAAGGTCGATGAGCGCGTGCGTCGGCTCGTGGATGAGCGTCTCGATGTCGCCCTCGGCAAGCTTTATCAGCCCTCCTTCGATCCTCACGGCCCCTCCGCGCGTTGCCTTTGCCGCGTTCGGATCGTCCTTTGCCACACCTGGAGCCACGAATACGCCAGTCGCGCCCTTTCCGCCCATCTTCTTGCGCATCTCGGTGAGTAGCCCGTCGACGTCCTCGCCATCTACAAGCCTGTCGTACTTCGTCCTTCCGTCGGCATCGGTTGCCGTGTCGCCCTTCAGGGCCGCCAGCTTCTCTGCCACGTGTGCGATGTCGCTCTGTCCCGAATTCTCCTCCGTCCACTGCACGATCGCCTTCGCCGCTCCCGGCATGTAGCTTCCGTCGTCGCGCCTGTACAGTACCTCGCCGTGTTCCATGAGGAACGTTCCGCTAACCTTCTTGCCCCTCACGGTAGCCCCGAGCTCGATGCGCTTCACGCCGTCCTCGCCAGTTGTGATCTTTGCGTCGAACCCGGCGCGGCGCAGGTAGTCCTCCGCCTCCGCGTCGGTGCTGTACGCCTTCGAACCCTCCAGTACGGCCGCCATCGTTATCGCATTTCGCTTGAAGTTTTTCGCTGCGAATGCAACGTCCTTGGCGAGGCTGTCCAGCGTTCCGTGCAGGTGCGCAGGCACCCCGTGCTTCTTCAGCAGCTCCTCTCGCGCCGCGGCATCCGCGCCGTCTCCTTCGTTGACTATCGCCTGGATTATTGCCGAGAACTCCTTGTTGCCCTTGTTGAACCGCGCCTTCTCGGCGTCAGTCAGCTCGCTGTACGTCTTCCGCCTGAGCGTCGAGTCATAGTCAAGCCCTCCAAGTGCGCTGATTACGCGCTTCGCAGAGTAGTCTATCTTGTGCGCCCTTGCTATCGTGGGAAGCTTCATGCTCGCCGCCCTGTACGTGCTTCCTACGGCAGCGGCAGGCAGTGCGCCGAGGAACCCGGCAGTCGCGCCGTCCACCCCAGCTTCGGTCGCCCTCGCCGCCATTGCGTCCATGTCGACCGGCCTTCCCTCGAGGCTTGCGGTCTCGAATTCGTCCACGACGGCGAGCGTGGCGTTCTGCGTCCCTATCATGAACCCAGAGTGTATCGCTGGCGACAGCGTGCCAGCCGAAGCTATTGCAAAGGCAGTCAGCCACGCCCTGAGCTCGGTGACGTCGCCGTTCTTCTCGGCCTTGTTGAACGCCCCCAGCAGTGCGGACGCCGCCCTCTGAGTGGCGGAAGTCCCTACCGTCCCCTCGGCCATCTGCTTCAGGAGCGGCGAGAACGCGGACATGAATCCAGTGACGATCGCGCTCTTTCCGAGAGCGTAGTTGTCGGATATGTTCGCCTTCTCTGAGTCGAACCCCTCCTCCCATCCGATGAGGTCTGTCATCTGCACGGCTCCGCCCCTCGCGGAAGACTCGTACTCGGACATGGCGATTGGCAGAAGTGCGGGGGCCTGCGTCAGTATGCTGCGCGTGTGGTCCACTATCTGCGCCCATCCGTTGTAGCCGACGCCCTTGATTGCAAGCGCGCGAGCGTCGTTTACTGCTTTCTCGAGATTCAGGATGCTCTCGCCGATCTCTCCTGCCTTTGCGAGGTCCTGCACTCCGCCCATCGCATCGCCGAATGCTGCGTATGACTCGTTGACCGCCTTCTGTAGTGGCGCAATGTCCTTCATGGCCTTGTCGAACGTTGCCGCCTTCGCCCCTACGTCGACTGCCTTCACGCCGAGCTTGCCCATCGTCCACGTGGCCGCGCCGAACAGACGCCCCCACGCGGCGAACTTCATCGCCTCGCGCTCGACAGTGCCATACCATGTCGAGGACGGCACGACGTTTGCCGTAGTCGCCATGATGGCCGCATCGTCTATGTACCGACGCTCCATGTCGTCCTTCGCCTCGGCCTCAGTGCGCCATACCGTGTTGGCGACTTTGTTGTACGCACGCGCCGTGCCGTTCCACGCGCCGTCTATCCAGCCAGACACAAGGTCCTCTACCTCCAGCAGTCCGTTGCACGCCTCCTGGACGATCTTGCCGCCCACGCCAGCGTCAGGGCCTGCGGAAAATCCCTCCGTCTTGTATGCGAGGTTAGCGGCCCTTACGGCCCTTATGACCGATGCCCACGCCTTCTTGTACTCGGGCCCGTCTTCTCCATCACCGTTCGCACGGTCCGCAGCGTGCGCCTGCTCTATCAGGTTCAGGGCGCCGTCCCTCAAGCCGAGGTAGTCGCCGGGTATTAGCCTTCCGAACGAATCGACGCCTCGTCCCTTTGCGAACGCGGAAAGAAGCTTCACGGCCTCCTTGTCGGGCCCGAACGTGCCGTCCATGTTCGGCACCGTCAGGATGTTGATGGCCGCGTCGAGCTTTGCCACTCCGTACCTGTCGCCGACCATCCGCCTGTATGCCTCTATGTCGGCATGCGCCCTTGCGTCGACGGCCGACTCGGCGGTTTCCGTGAAAGTCTTGTCCGTGCCGTCTTCGCCTCCTTCGTCGCCGGACATGTGCAGCATTATGCCGTTCGCCTCCGCCTTCGCCTGCGTTGCGGCAGACGCGTCGAATAGCTCCTCGGTCATCATGGAGTGCTCTGCGTCCCAGTCCTTCGCATCTCCCTTGCCGAGCGCCCTGCGAGCTATGCGCTCCTGTTCCAGTAGCGGCTTTTCGTAGAAGTCCTTGTCCGACGAATTGTCCTGTATGAACTTCAGCTGCGCGGCATCGCCGCTGCGTGCGTACTCGAACCACTGCTTCCATGTCTCGCACACGCGCTTTGCGTTCGCGACGCCGTGCTCGCGGTCTACGTCCTTGTACTCCTCGCCAGTGGTGAAGTCCTCGGTCTGCATGAAGATGCCGAGGCTGCGCCCGCCCTCGTCGTACTCGCTTCCAAGCGTGACGCGCGACAGGAGAGGAGCGAGTCCATTCCACTCCTCGTCCGTCTGCGGAGTATACTCGCCCTTCGCGAACTGGCCTACGATGTACTGCTCCTTTTCGCCCGCCTTGCCGTACTGCGGTATCGTGGCGAGCATGTCGCTTATCGGGGTCTTGTACTCGTCGAGCACATCCGCGGCCTTGTTCTGCTCCAGCATCGCGTCCGCGTTCTTTATCGCCTCCTCGGCTCCGACAATCTTCATCTCAGACATGTTGCGTTTCCTTCGTTACTTGTTGTTCTTCCTGATTTCCGCTGCGTCCCATACAGGGAGCATGCTTCCGCGAATGGACTGCTGCACGGCGCTTTCGTGCATCGCGTCCACGAGGTCCGCCATGCTCTTCTGGCCGTGCATGGTTCGTATGGTCTTCAGCAGACTTTCCTTGATTGCTCTTTTCTGGTCTTCGTGCTTGCCGTCGTACAGGTCGTAGCCGAGGCTGTTCACCATGTCTACGAGCGACCCGACGATGCTGGTCATCTCAGGCTTCATGAATCCGTCCATCCTCGGCGTCTTGTCGTCGGTGAACGTAATGCCGAAATGCCTGCTTGACTCAACCTTGCGTTCAGGGTCCTCCCACGACACGACGGTGTTCGCGCCAAGTACGGCCTTGCCTGCGTCCGTGAGGAATATTCTGCTTGACCCCTGCCCGGAAGGAGCGTCGTCAAGCTCTTGATACGCACCTCGGTAGAGTATCTGCCTCGTCTGCGCGTCGGCGTCGATATGGAAGCCTATGTCCCGCAGCAGTTTCTGAGTGTTGCTCACAACTGTGTCGAAGGACTTCTGGCTAGCCTTCTCGAAATAATCCCTTGCCTTGCGCCTCTGGTCGTCTGTGAGACCGTCGAGGTTCAGGACGTTCCGCGACAGCTCGCGCATGTAGAACGACATGCCAACTATGTCGGCTGTAACGTTGGACTCCGAGGCGTTGTCTCCAGTCATGTCGGCAGCTCCGCCTGTGTCCAGCGCTCGGAGAATGATTGCATCCCTCTTGTCATTGTCGAACTGAGCGCACGCGTCAGAGTACATCGAGAACTTTTTCGTGACCTCGACCTGCTTCGCGTCGGCTAGGGCCTTCTTCGTGATGGCGTCGTGCTTCTCGCTCATCGTCTGTGCCTTGTCGCGCAGGCGGCGAGCATTTGTCGACGCGGACTCAGCCACCTCGCGCAGCCCGTTCCTTGCCGCGAATTCGACGAATCCATCGAGCTTGTTTAGCTCCTCCCCCAGCTTCACGGCGTCGAAGTTGTAGTCTGGTCTTGACAGCAGGGCGTCTCCCCTTGCGCCGCATGCAGCTATCTCGGCGCGCATGCCGTCCTCGGCAGACGCCCTCCGCGACGCAGCAGCCCTCTGTGCGTCGGCGAACGCCCTCTGCCTGTACGCGGCGATCTTCGCAACGTCGTTGTCGTCCATCCACAGCCCGCCGGCAGGGTCGAACACGGCCTCCCCGTCGTTCGCAAATACGCTCTTGCCTTCCGACAGGCGCTTCTTTGCGTGGGCTGCGGCCTTCTCCACGATGGCGTCCGGCACAGGTTTGCCGTTTGGTATGATGTCGTTGACCATCTGCGACACCTCGTCCTTCGTCAGCGTCGGCACTAGAGTTGGTATGTCAATTTCCTTGCCGTCGATTTGGACGCCGACCGTGTACTCCGTCGCCACTCCGCCGCCCTTGACTGGAATCTCGCCGAGCCACCCGCTGCCCTTGTATGTCTTGCCGTCGTTGCGCTTCCCGTACGGCCCGACGAGCCTCGCATCTGCGTTGCCGTACTTGCCGAGAACGGAGTCTACGAACATTCCGCGTATCTCGTCGCCTCCCTCCGCGTACCCCTGTAGCGAGCCTACGACATAGTCGTGGCACGATTTCATGGCCGCGGCCTCTGCATCTGCGTCGCCGATCCCGAGCCCCTTGTAGGCATCGTACGCTGCCTTGAAGGCCCTCTTGCTCTCTGCGGCGAACTCGTCTGCAATAGGCTCAATCTGCGCTTCAAGGAACTCTCGAGTTTTGTCTACCTCTACTGTCTTGCCATTCTCGTCCGTCAGCGAAGCGATTCGTCGTATTATGTTCCCGTCCTTGTCCCTGTTTTCCGAGCCCACGAGGTCGATCCTCCGTCCGAACGCGGAAGCAAGCTCGCCGAGATTTCTCCCAGTGCGACGCTCGCACTCGCTTTTCGCCCACTTGAACGTCTCCGCGAGCTCGTACCGCCTTGCGTCTTCGAGGAGCCTCCCGTTTACCTCGATGTTCTTCGTGTGTATGGCGTCGCGCTGCGCTGGCGACATGCCCTCGAACGCATTTGAGTTTCTGTAGTCGAGTATGCGTCTCTGAATCCTGTCGGTTATTCCGACAGCATCGGCACCCTTCTGGCTGAACATTGGGTCGTGCTCGGCTGCGACGCCCCTGACCGTCTCAAGTATGTCTTCGTACGATTCCATCTCACTGTCCCTCCATGTACTGCCTGCGGTGCTCAATCCCCGGAGCCATTGCCGTAGACGTGTTTATCTGGTCGATTGTCTTCTGCGACAGCCCGTCAGTCGCGAGAATGCAGTCCCTGGCATCCTCGAAAGTCAGGCCGTTCACCGACACGTCAGCGCCGAATGCGGTGCCCCACGACTCGTACACGGCCTTGGCCCTGTCCCTCGCCTCGACGAGCTGCTTGTACTGAGTTGGGTCGTACGTTACGCCGGAGTTTGGCGTAGCGCAGGCGACCTCGTACGCCTCCATCCTCTGCGCCGCGTCGTCCCATGCAGCACGCTGCTGGTCCTTTACGCCCTTTATCTTCAACGCGAATCCTGCGAGCCCCCGCATGATGTCGTCGGCAACGCCGAGCCACGGGCTCTGCCCCTTGCCACGCGCGGCACGTGCGCGCTGCCTTAGCGCGTCGCCCATGCTGAGAGCCGGTATGCCGCCAGCAAGCATGCCGGGACGCCACACGTTCCCGCGCCTGAACTTCTCCCACGCTCCTCTTTTAACTCCCATGGCTTACCTCCATACGGATGATCTTAGTCCTGTAAACTCGCTCCCTGCAGGCCCCATGCCGCCGAGTCCATTCTGCTTCATCAGGTCGCCCACGCCAAAAGCATTGGTCGTTGAAATGTCGGCGGCATCTAGCCCCATGCCAGTTTCAGAGACCGTGTATCCTACGTCGCCTGAAGCCTTGGTCGTGCTTCCGCCTCCGCTCATCATGGCGAGCGTGCCAGCCGCCCCGAACAGACCGCCGAACAGGCTGGACACCGCACCTGCGTTGCCAGCGCCTATGGCCTGCCGCGCCATAGTACCTCCATAGCGCTCCGTCTGCCGCGCGAGGTTGTCGTACGCCCTTTCCGCCCACGCTGCGATTGCCCTCTGGTTCGCGGCGTTCGTCTTCGCCGCCGCCCTCTGCTTCATCGCGCCGTATGCGTTCTGGTGTTCGTTCCACGCAGAGGTCTCGAAGTCGTGGTACGCGCTCTTCACGGTGTCCGCGAGCGTCTTTCTGACGACGCGGCTCGTCACGTCGATGCCGCTTCCGGCCGCCTCCGCTGTGATCCTGCCCTTGTCCTGTCCGAGCTCAAGCCCGCGCATTGTGCGCTCCTCCCGTCCATGCATCTGGAAGTTTCCGGCCTGCCTCAGATAGTAGTCGGCCATCGCGTCGTAGTTTGCAGCCTGCACCCTCGCGTTTGCGGCGATCGCCGCGCCATGCGTCCTGTAGTCCGCAGCCCTTCCGGCAGACTCCATCGCTATGGACTTTGCGTTCGCCTTGCCCTGCTTACGCGAGTCCACGGCACCAAGCGCGCCGCGCGCGAGGCTGATGCCTGCCATTGCATATCCTGCCCATCCCATGTCAGTCCTCCTCTCTGTACCTGTACACCGTGTGGCTAACGCCGTTGAAGTCGACCTTCCCGCTCTCGCGGAACTTCGCGCACCGCTCTATCCACTTCCTCGACCTCGCGAAGTCGCTCTTGACTATGCCCGCCACCTCGTCTGTAGGCTCGCCGAGCATGAACGCGTCGCGCATCTCCTCCGTGTGCTTCACGAACGAGCGCACGAGCCCGTTCTCGCGCACTGCCTTCGTCGACATCGTGTCCCACAGCCTCATCGTACCCATGCCGTCCGGATCGGGGACCCAGTTGGCCGCCACTCCGAACACTAGGACCGGCCCCGCGAAGAACGCCGCGCTCCTGTCCGCCGCCACGCAGTCAGCTATGAACTGCTCCCTGCCGCACTCCACGGCGTCGAGCTCGGCAAGCTCGTCGTCGTCGAGCCCGTCGTACAGCACGGTCGCCATGGAGACGGTCATCGGCTCCGCCATGAACCAGCCACCGCTCAGACGCGTAACCTTTGCCTTGCAAGGTGTCTCCATCACTGTCCCTCCGTTTCAACCGCAATGTCCGTCTCTATCGCAAGCAGCGTGAACGGCCACTGCGTCCCCTGTGTTATCGTAACCCTGCCGTCGCGGCAGTTGAACCCGTACGGCTTCACGTTCGCGCAGTCGCAGTTGTGCAGCCTTACGTGCCCGTTCTCGACGGTCACGGACTTGTCGTGGTCGAGGTCGTCGCCGTACCTGATAGGTTCGCGCCTCTCCTTCTCCGCGTCCTTGTCGAGCCAGTGCGAGGAGCACACCTCGCCGTCCGCGCTCGCCTGTAGCCTGAGCCCCACGTTTACCACGTCCTTCACGTCGAACTGCCCCGTCCCGACGTCCTTCCCTACGACAGGGTAGACTGTCGTTATCAGCCCCTGCACTGGGTACCCCTCGTACACGCGGCGCTCCTCCTGTGGCCGTTCCGTGTCGCCCACTATCTCCTCGGCCTCCTCGCGGGTTATCATCTCACCGGTGTCTGCGCGGTAGTAGCGAAGCCCGTCTGCCTCGATGAACCCGTCTGGGTTGTCGTCCTTGTCGTACGGTGCCGCGTCCATGACAACTCGCATCGAGTCGAGGGTGAGCGCGTTGTAGACAGTCTCGCCGTCGTCGGCCCTTATCCTCATCCGCTCCAGCCACATGCGCCCGTCGGCGTCCTCGGTTATCGCGAACACCTCCTGATGCGTCGCCAGCTTGTACTTGTCCTCGTCGCCGTCCCTCACGTCCTGAAGGCTCGGAGCAACCGCGAAGCTCGTCGTGATTGCCTTCACTTTCGTCGTCCCGTCCCCGAACACGTGCGTTCCCCACGCCGAAGTGTTCTGCTCGGGCATGAACGTGAACGACGCCATTGTGCCGTCGTCGAGAACGCACCACGTCACAGAGTTTGGGAACTGCTGGTATGTCCAGTCGACGATGTTGTTCTTCTCGAAGATGCTGCTCGACACCACGCTTACGTCGCGCCCCGCGTACCCGTCCTCGTCTATGACGTAGCCGAAGCGCCTCACGGCCTGCCCTGTCCTCTCGCAGAACAGCACGCTGTTGCCGCACACTATCGGCTTCAGGCGGCTGTTCGACCCCGTGTAGCTCTGCGGCCTCGCCCTTATCGTCTCGTACGTGAGCCCAGACACGGCGGACGTGGAGTCTATCAGCCACTCGCACGCGTCGTTGAACGCGAGGAGGCTCCTCATCTCGACGAGGTGGTTGAGCTTCGCGAACCTCGTGACGGGAAGGTCGAACTGGATCGAGTCCGAGTCTGTCTGGACCTCGTGCTCGGTGTACACGGTGAAGTCGCCTATCTCGCTCATCCAGATGCGCTCAGGGTGCGCCTTGCTCGACGCCCATATAAGCCTCTGCTGGGACAGGGCCACGCAGGCCGGGTACTCGCGCTCCTTGGAGAACGGCTCCTCGGCCTTGTCGTCGTACGGCGTAATGGAGTCGTCGGGTATTATGTTGTTGTCGGTGAACTTCACCGAGGTCTTGTACCCAGTCTTCGACAGGCCTACGCCGTTCAGCACGACGGGCATCCCCGGGTCGCCGCTCATTATCTCGATCGCCGTCACCCTTATGTTCGATGCAAGCGGATTCTCCGACACCGCCTTGTCGTACGCGAACTCGAGGTCGAGCTTCGCCACCCCTCCGTCCTTCTGCGAATTGTTCGATATGAAGTCCGAGATGACATTCTTCCTTGCGTCGGCGAACTTGCTGTAGCTTGACGTGAACTGCTCTCCTATTATGTCGTCCCCTGCCGATATGCTGTTGAAAGTATGCGTCGCGCGGGTCGTCGCCGATGTATTGCCAGCCATGTACGTAACAGTTGCGGCCACGTTGATGTACGACGTCTTGTTGGCTATATAGGACACGACGCCAGCGGTGGGCCTCGTGTAGTCTCCGCCGCTCCAGTCCGTGTGGTCGACCTTGAGCGCGCCGAGCGACAGGTATACCGCCGCTCCGTATGTCGGTATGCCTTCGCCGCCTTCGACTTGGATGGCGAGCTTTGACGCGCCGGAGACAGAGTACCCTCCAAGCCTCCCGCTGTCAAATGCGCTCGGCATTGCGCCGACATTGCACTTTATGTCGGGCAGGCTGGTGTACGCCCTGCTTGTCTTGGAAGTGCTGGTCCGCTCCGACTTGACCTCGTCGTACTGCGTCGATCCGTCGACTGCCCACGCGGCGTCGGCGTTGCTACTGCTCAGCTCCTTGACGGTGCCTATCAGTCCGTAGTACCCCTTCGTCTTCTTGTACACCCTTATCTCCGACGGGTGCGCTCCGCGCGAGTTCGTATTTACCGCTATGTTTATGTCTATCGTCTGGGACTCGACCCACGGGGCCATGTAGGTAGTGCCGTCGGTCGTGCCGAGCACCTTGTTCTCGACCGTCGTCGTCTGGGTTGTGGACTGGCTGTTTGTGGTCACGTTCCTCTTGTTGGTGTAGGAGACGGACGCCCCGGTCTTGCTTGTGTTTATCGCGGTAATCTGGTCTCCGTCTATCGTCCCGAGTGAATACGTGCCGAGGTACGACGTGTTGTACCTCTCCGGGCAGGCGAACGTCTCCTTGTCGTCGAACACGGCGCTGACCCTGTACTTCTCAGTGACCAGTCCTCCCTCCGTCCCGGCGGCTGGCCTTATCCGCGTCTGCTTGAACCCCGTTATGGTCGGCATCCCGTCTCCGTGCCCGCCTACGTCGAAACTCTTCCAGACGAACGGGGACTGGCTCCCCTCCGTCGAGATGGCCTGCTCTACGTCCATGTCCGACGTTTCGATTACGCTCGGGTGCCTCGTCTGGCACGCTATATACAGCCTGTACCCGCACTGCTGGTAGTCGAACCCGTCGAGCTCAGACTCGTTGAAGGCGTCGCTGTACGCAACCTCCCACTCCCTGTGGACGAATCCCTCGATTATGGCGACCGCATGGCACTTCCCGGCGGAGAACAGCAGAACAAACCCCTTGCCCTTGCTGTACGCAAAAGGCACGGCCCTGACCTTTGAGCCGGGCAGAATGCCGAGCTTCGCGAGGTCGAGAATCCTGTCGAACCCCTGCCGCTTGGATATCGCGCCGCGCTTTATCAGGTTGAAGTTCACGAGCTTCGACGCGCCCTTGGAGTACAGGTCGAAGTCCTGCCGACCCATCATCTCGAAGTCGAGCTGTCCGCCGAGGAACGAGTTCTGCGTCACCTTCACCATGTCACGGCCTCCTTCCGAACCACTTCACCCTGCGCCTTCCCGTCGCCACGTCGTACAGGTAGTTGCGACCGTACGCGCTCGTGCCGAGGTGCGTCTGCCTCGCGTCCGTCGTGCGCGCGGTCTGCACGGCCTCGTTGGTCACGCGGTCTATCTCCTGCATCCTCGCGGGGTTCGACACAAGCTCTGGACTCGCAAGCGCAACGGCCTGCACGACCCTGTACAGGTATGCGCGCTTCGCCGTGTGCGTCCAGTATTTCGTAGTCCCGTCGTCGTACAGAAACACTATGCGCTCCAGCGGAGCATAGGTCACTATGTCCTCGCCGTTCCTGATGAACGATTCGGCCTTCTCGCACCTGTCCGAGTAGCACTTTATCACCTTGAGCGCGTCGCCCGGGATCGGCGTCGACCACCGTCCGTCGTCAAGCCTCCGCGAATGAACCCGCTGCTCCTCTGTCGCAAAGCTCCAGTCGTGCGTCATGAGAACGTCAACCCTTATCCGCGGCTTGATGCTGTTGATGTGCTCGACCATCTGTGCGATGCCGCGCGACTGAGGCTTGGCGCGCTTGCCGTCCGCCGTGCTGTGGTACTGCCTGAGTATGTCCAGCACCTCGGCCGCGAACCTGCTGTCTTCGTCGTCCTTTGAGCGGAGGGCAATCATCTCGTCCTCAAGGTCCTTGGCAATGGCTATCTCAAGCTTCTGCTGGTACAGGGCGTCCACGGTCTTCAGGTCTTCCTGACGGCCAGTCACGGGTATGGCAAGCTCGCGTGCCATCGAGTACACAAGCAGCTGGCGGAGCATCGGCTGATTGGGCACGCCGTCTGTCACCTCGTCGGTCGTCCACATGCTCCACACGTGCGCTGACCGCACGGCTTCGACTGCAAGTGCCCAGACGTTGTCGCACTTGGCCTCTATGCTTCTGCTTGTCGCATATCCGATGTCCTGCCGAAGCAGCGCAAGCGCCGCGTCACATATCTTCTCCTTCGTCGAAAGGTTGTTCTCTGCCATAGCGCACCTCCAGATTCAATAACGCCCCTTTTCGGCCTCTCTGCGCTCGGAAAATCCGAGGGGGCAACACGCATCAACAGGGCACACACTACCCGG